ATCGACCTTTTCAACTTAATGGACTCAAAACCCTGAAGAAGAGCCCTCCAAAGCGAATCCTAGCCGAGAAGAAGGCCGATCCCCCATCGAAAAGGAAGGCTAAGACCGGGCCTACCAAGAAAAAACCTATCACCAAGAAGCCCACCAAACGGAAGCGGGGCCGCCCCAAAACCTTGACCGATAAAGAGGGCTCCCGGCGGAAGCGGGAACGGAAACGCCAATGGATAATCGCCCGAGGTCAAGAGGGCCGGGACATAGCCCCCGACCTCCTCCCGCTGGTCTCGGGGATCAATTGGGCCCGCCGCAAGGCTTGCGAGCGGAACCTACGGCTCTTCGCGGAGACCTACCTTCCCGCCGTGTTCTACCTCGGGTGGTCGGAAGACCTGTTGACCTGTATCCGCAAGATTGAAACGGTCTTCTTGGAAGGGGGTATGTTCGCCCTGGCAATGCCTCGGGGCGGGGGCAAGACCGCCATTTGCCGGGCTGCCATGATATGGGGGACCGCTTATGCCCATCGACGCTTCCCATTCTTCATCGGCTCCACCCAACCCAAGGCTATGCAGACCTTGGAGTTTATCAAGACCTATTGGTATCGCTCCAAGACACTCCGGGAAGACTTCCCCGAGGTTGCCTATCCAGTCTACCGCCTGGAAAACCGTTGGCACCTTGCCAAGGGACAGACCTTTGACGGGCAGCCTACCCATATCGAGTATGGGGCGGATACTCTCCGATATCCCTCCCTTCTTCTTCCAGAAGAGGCAGCCCGCCCCTATCGGGACCCCGGGAATTTTCACAAGGGCAGACCCTTTGCGTATCACCTGGAAGAATACGGGGCCTATATCCTCCGGTCCGCCGGAATCGTTCTCCGGACCGCCGGCATTGATGGGAGCATAAGAGGGGAAGCGGAGGTCCACCCAATTACCTTGGAGCAACCCCGCCCCGATCTTGTCCTATTGGACGATATCCAAAAGGACCAAAAGGCCGAATCCCCCGCCTCTTGCGACAAGCTCTTGCGGCTTATCGACGGGGCCGTGCAAGGTCTGGTAGGGCCCGGGGGCCGAATTGCTGCCCTGATGCCCTGCACGGTTATCAGGGAAGGGGACGTGTCCGATATTTACCTGGACCGAATACAACGCCCCGAGTGGAAGGGAGAGCGTTGCTCCCTGGTAATCCGCTGGCCCAAGGGGATTACGGATAATGAAATCACCCTGGAAACCGAAGCCGGCCGGTTGTGGAACCAATACGATGAAGAGCGGAGAAAGTCCCTCCGTCTCTATGAAGATATCCGGCTTGCAGCCGAATTCTATAAGGCCCACCAAGGCCCCATGGATGAAGGCTTCCAGGTCTCTTGGGCAGAGCGCTATGGGGCCCCGAGCCTCCGCCCGGGTGGCAAGATCAAGCGGCTTGATTCCTTGGAGGCGTCACCCCAACAGCACGCTATGAACCTCCGCCTTGCCTCCCCGCTAACCTTCTCCGCTGAGTACCAGAACCGTCCCCGCCGGGTGGAGGAAGGGGCATCCATCTTGATTACCCCCGCCCAGCTTGCGGAAAAAGTGATTGCCTCTCCCTGCCGATCTATCCCCGCCGATTGTGATAAGCTGGTTGCCTTTCTGGATATACAGGACGAAGTGATTTTCCACACGGTCCTTGCCGCCTCCCCGGTTTTCTCCGGGGTGTTTACGGACTACGGAACGTGGCCCCCCATCAATTCCCGCTATTTTACCAAGACACAAACCCGGGCCTGGGGGCTTCTGACCAAAGCCTTTTTTGAACACTACCCGCAACACCGCGACAAGGCAATCCGGACCGAAAGCGGCCGGGTTCAAGCACCCTTTGAAGCCAAGATTTACTTTGCCCTTGCGGAGGCCGTCCGTTATCTCCGCTCCCTGGTATTCATCCGGGAAGATGGTTTCGGGACCCGTCTTGCTCTTCAGAAGATCGGGATAGACACCCGTTGGGGCAAAGCCTCCGATTGCACCAAGCGTTTTTGTCGGGAGTGTGGCATCAAGGAAATCGTCCCTTGCTACGGACAGGCTATGCCCCCGACCGGAAAGCAATTCGAGGAATTCCAACGTGGGGGCGAATACCGCAACTGGCTATTTGAGGACCAGGTAAATTCCCAGGTCAAGGAGGTCAAGTGGGTCTATCGTCCCGACAAATCAGGGCAGTATCACCTATCTATGGATTCCAACCGCCTCAAGACCTTTTTAATGTCCCGCCTTGCCTCCCCCCTCGGGTCCCCGGGCTCGATTACTCTTTTCCATGCGGACCCTGAATTACACCAAATGTTTTCCGAACACGTCTGCAATTCCGAATATCCGGAGCCGGTAACCGCCCGGGGAATGACAAAGGAAATGTGGCAGGAGCGGAAGCACAAGCCGGATAATGATTGGCTCGATTGTGGGTATGGGTGTATCGCCCTGGCTTCCATGCAAGGGGCTTGTCTCACGTCGCAAGATTCTTCTCCCAGAAAGATTGTCCGGCGGAAGCTCTCCCATCTATGGCAACGCAAGAGGGGCCGGCTGGAATGACCGAGAAGGAATCAATCCGTTGCCCCGTTTGCTGGTGTCGATACTGCCCGGTGGTCAATACCTATCCCCGCCAAGTGATCTTCCGAGGCAAAGCGAAGACCATCATCCGCCGCCGCCGGGTCTGCCGGCATTGCGGATTGCCCTTCTACACTATCGAGACCTATGAAGCGGAGGCATCCCCGGGGCTCCCCGAGGATGCCTCCCCCTTGGACAATGGGGAAGGGCAAAGACCCGAGGGGGAGGATAACCCCTATCTTTAGGGCTCCGGATCGGATTTGCTATATCTAGCAAGGCCGGGGTCTTTTCTTCGGTTGCCTTCTCGGCAAGAATTTCCTGGAGAAAGGTCTATGTCTCTCTTGCCTTAGGGCGAAAACGCGAAAGGGTGAAGTGATGAAATGGGCATAACCCAATCAGAAATCGACGAACAAGCCAGGGCCCCTTTGAAGGCCCGGACCGAAGAAGGGGCAATCGAGGAAAGACCCATCGGGGAAGTGATCCGGGCGGATCGATATGGCAAGGCTGCCCAAGCAGCCGATGCCGTCCCTTGGGGTCTCCGGGTTGCCCGCACCAGGCCGGGGTCAAGCCTTGGATGATACCGTAGCGGGAAGCCCGGCGGGGAGGTAGTGGGGCTAAAGCCCTTTGTAGTGTCCAGACACAAGAGGCACCTTGCCCCGCCGGGTTTCTAATAAACGCCATGATTCCGGATAAACGCCTATGGCCGGCACAATCAAAGCCGCCTCAAGCCGGGGGAGCCGGCTGCCTCTTTCCGCTTGGAACCGGGCATGATTCTTCGCATGAGGGCCGATACTGCTCCCTGCAAGGTCCAAATCCTGGCAAATGAGGATTAGCGTTTCTACCTATGGTAGCCGCAACCCGTCCAACCCGGCTTCTTGATGCCTACGGCCAGCCTATCCCTAATGCCCGGGAAAGGGCCCAAGCGGACCTGGTGCGTCTACGTCGGGAGGTCAACCGGTCGATCCGGGCCCGTTATGATGCCGCCCAAACGGTTACCAGCAGCGAGAACCATTGGGCCCAAGCGGACCGTCTTTCCCCCGATGCTGCCAATTCGTGGGGGGTCCGCCGTATCCTCCGTTCCCGTAGCCGTTATGAAATTATCGAGAACAATCCGTACCTCAAGGGCGTTATCCTCTCCCTGGTCAACGATTTTATCGGCTCCGGCCCGAAGCTCCAGGTAACCGACAAGCGGCTTTCCGAGGAACGCCGCCGGCTGATTCAACGCCGCTGGAATCATTGGGCTGCCAAGGTCCGCTTACGCAAGAAGCTTTGGCGATTGCGGCTTGCCCGCTCCGTAGACGGGGAAGGCTTCTTGGTGGGCCGGTTCAACCCCGGGCTCCGGGACCCTATCAAGCTGGATTGTATCAATATCGAAGCGGACCGGGTAACCTCGGAACACCTTTATAACGGGCTCGCCAAGCCGGGGGAAATCGACGGTATCCGCTTCGACAAGTGGGACAACCCGAGGGATTACTACATCCTGGACCAGCATCCCGGGGCCCAATTACCATACGCCACCCTGGACGCAATGAAGGGGCAATGGATCAAGAGCCCTTACGTCCTACACTGGTTCCGGCAGGATCGGGGTTGGTCCCGGGGCATCCCCGAGGCAACCCCGAGCCTTCCTTTGTGTGCCCTTCTACGTCGATACACGCTTGCCGTGGTTCGGGCCGCCGAGATTGCCGCCGACTTTGCCGGTATCCTGGAGACCGAGGGTCCCCCTGGGGTAAATGCTTGGACAGACGGGCAAGGTAACATGCTCCGGGATGATCCATTCGATCAATTCCCGGTGGAAGCCGGGATGCTTACCACGCTGCCCTGGGGCTACAAGCTGCATCAAATGGAAGCCCGCCAGCCCGGTTCCCTCTATGATGGGTTTGTAGACGCCCTCTTGCGGGAAATCGTCCGGCCCCTCTTGGTGCCTTTCAACCGGGCCGCCGGGTCAAGTGCTAATTCCAACATGGCTTCTGCCGTGGTGGATGAGCATATCTATAAGTCCGGTATTTGGGAAGACCGCCGGGATTGTAACGAAGCCGTGGTCGATCCCCTCTTCGATCTATGGTGGTGGGAAGCCCTCAGGGCAAACGCCTACCTGGACGACCCCCTGCTTCGGGAACCCGATCTATTAGCCGAGAATCCCACCCTTTGGATTGAGCCCCCCGAGCATACTTGGCGATGGGATCGGATTGGCATTGACCATACCGACCCCTTGAAGGTAGCCAAGGCAATGGAAACTTACCGTAAGCTTCATGTTCTTACGGATCGGGATATTCAAGAGACTTACTACAATCGGGACGTTGACGAGTGGAGGGACGAAGTTAGAGAAGACCTGGCATTTGAAGAGGAAACCGGACCGAGAAATCCCGAGCCCGATGGTTCGCGGATCGAAGACGACGAGGACTAGGGTGTATGCCCCAACCACGAAAGGGAGAAACGGAGAAAGCCTTTATCGACCGCTGTATCCCCGTGGTTATGGAGGAGGGAACGGCCGAAGACCCCAACCAAGCCTACGCAATCTGCAAATCATTTTGGAACCGTAGGAAGAAAGCAAAAGCCATGGCAAAGCCCTTGAACCTCCCCTCCCGCTTGAAGCTTATCGGTAGCGTGGAATTCCAGGCCGCCGCCAAGCCCAAGGATGGGGAGGCCCCCAAGCCCGATGCTTTTACCCTGGTCGCCAATACCGGCGTGCCTATGGATATTGAGGACATCCCTTATCCAGTAATTGTGGACCTGACTGGGGTTAAGTTTGCTAAGAAGGTTACCCCGGTAATTATGGACCACGATACCGCCAAGCGGATTGGCCACACCACGGAACAAGCAATCATTCCCTATGGTGGAGAAGCCCGGGTAGCCAGCAAACAATACAAAGGCCCTGCCATCATTGCTGCCGGGGTGCGGTCCTCCGGTATGGGGGTGGCGCAAGGCTTTGCGGAGGATTCCCGAGCCGGCTTCCCCTTCCAATGTTCCATTGGGGCAGACGTGGAAGATGGGGAGCTAATCGAGGAAGGGGACACGGTAGAGGTCAACGGTAGGAAATGGAAAGCAGAGAAGCAACCTCTGATTCTTGCTACCAAGACCATTATCCATGAATTATCTGTAACCGTAATCGGGGCGGACCGGAACACTACGGCTAGGGTAAACGCCCGGGCCAAAACCAGAGCAAAAGGAGTCGGTAAAATGACCTTTCAAGAATTCGTCAAGTCATTGCATTTAGACCCGGACAAGCTGACTCCGGACCAGCAAAAGAGCCTGGAAGCCCATTGGAAGAAGACCGCCAAGCTCCGGGCTTCCGGGGGAAAGAATCCGGACCCTAAGCCGGACCCTAAGCCGGACCCCAAGCCGAACCCGGGTAAAGACCCCGAGAAAGAGCGGGTGAAACAAAGACGGCAGGCCGATGCGATCGAAGAAGAGCGAATTGACCGTATCCGGGCGATTGCTTCCCGGTTCAAGGGTGTCAAGAAGCTCACCATCAAGGGTAAAGAGGTTTCCTTACCCACGGCAAAGAAGCAGGCTATCCAGGATGGTATGACCGCCGATACCTTCGAGCTACATTGCCGCCGGGGTGAGTACCCCAGGGTATCCGAGGGCCGGTCTGCAAACGGCAACCTCCTGGAAACCCACGGGCAAGCCCTGGAAGTGGCCATCCTCCGGGCAAGCGGGAAGGCCCCGATGAAGGCCAAGACTCCCCGAGGCACGGAATACGGGCTTGAGACATGGTATAAGCCCCAGGTCTTGGAGGCCGCCGACAAGCTCCCGTCGAGTGTGGATTTACACTACCTGATGGATTTGACCATCCGGGCAGCCGGAGAGGTCTTCGGCGGGGCCCGCAACAGTGAAGCCTTCATCAAGGCTTTCTTCCGGGCGGATCGGGTGCTTCGGGCATCGGGGTTTTCCACCCATTCCATCGGGAACATTCTGGAGAATGTTGCCAACAAGATTCTCCAGACTGGTTATGAATTCGTTGACAAGGTGTGGGACCAGCTTTGCTATGTTCGCTCCGCCAACGATTTCAAGCCACAAACCATTTATACCTTGGAAGCCTCGGGGGGCTACCGCAAGATCGGCCCCGATGGCGATTTGCCCCATGGTGCCTTGCTGGACAGCAAGCGGACGGTTCAGGTGGATACCTACGGGCAGATACTCACCTTGACCCGCAAGCAGCTTCGCAACGATGACCTTTCCGCCCTGGAAAAGTCTTCCGATCTTGTGGGCCGTAACTCTGCCCTTTGCGTGGAAGAGGAAGTCTTGTATCACCTGATTTCCAACCGGGCAAACTGGACCCGGATTACCGGAGACCCGATCCTTGGGATTGCCGGATTGACCGCCGCGGAAACCATCTATGGCAACCAGGTAGACACCCTGAAACGCCCCATCCTGGTTTCTGCGGATCGGGTTATCATCGGAACCGCCCTCAAGGTTACGGCCTTCGACCTGTTCGGCAAGTCTAACCTCTTGGCGACCGGGGTAGGCAGCACCGCCGCCCGGGACTTCGCGGAGAACCCGCACAAGGGCAAATACCGCCCGGTGGTTTCGCCTTACCTCAACAATACGGCAATCAGGAAGCAATCGGACGGTAGCTCCATGGATAGCTATCAATCCGCTATCCAGTGGTTCCTCGCCTCCGATCCCCGGGCGATTGCCGGTATTGAGATTGCCTTCCTGGACGGGCGGCAAGTGCCCTACTTTGAAACCGACGATATGCCCTTTGAGTACGTTGGCGGGGTCCGAATGAAGACCTGGCAGGATTGGGGCCTTGCTACCGCCGACACCAAGGCAATCGCCTGGAGTGACGGGACCGCAGACTAGGGTATCCGCCTTTCTGATTCGCCAATAAAAACCACGATTCCCGTAAGGAGAGTGAAGCCATGAATCTTCCTGGAACCATGAAGACCTTGACCTACCAGGGTAGGAATAGGCTGAATTACACCCCCGCTGCCGCCAAGGCAGCCGGGGATATCGTCAACCTCGGGGGCCCCATCTTCGGATTCGTTGACGACGATATCGAGGCGAACCGGATGGGGCAGCTAGGGCTCCCGCCCCTTGCCCTCCGGTGGGCCCGGAAAGCCTCGGGCACCACCTTCGCCATCGGGGATGAAGTCTGGTGGGATGCCTCCGCCGGACTCGCCGTGGCCCCCGCCTTGACCCTGGACGGGGCAGCCGATTACCCGCTGGGGGTTTGTGTAATGGCTGCCCTTGACGGTCAAAATGGGGTAGCGTTTATCCCCTATGATATCCTGGACCGCTACAACGTGGTCCGCCCCGTTGTCCACGAATTCGATTGTGACGGGGACAACGGGGATACAGACGAGCACGTTTTGATCCCCGCATGGATGAACCGTCACGGGCTGGTATTGAAGCACGTCTTCGCCCTGGTGACTGAGGTATTTGCCGGTAGTGGGCAGGACCAAGGCATCGTTACCATCGAGGACGAAGATGATAACGTTCTTGCGACCTTGACCGCTTCGGATACGGCCGCCGATGCCGTGGGGGATATCATCATTGGCTCGGTGGACCTGTCCGCCGCAACAACCGGGGCCGCTTGGGCAGTGGTTGCCGCCGGCAAGGCAATCCAGGGCTTTGTGAGTCAGCAAACCAGCGGGGGCACTCCCGCCGGCAAGATGAAGGTCTACCTGGACTTCGTACCCCTGGTCTAGCGTGGTGGTGGCCGCAGGTCGGAACGCCCCGCCCAATCGGTAGGCAGCCCGGTTGGGCGGGGTTGGCAATAAGCCTTGCTGCCCAAAAGGGGATACCATGGAACCATTAGCAGGGAAAAAGACCTACGTGGTTGCGGTCCTAATGGCCCTCTATGCAATCTCGGGGCTCTTGCTTGACCAGGTTTCTACCACCCAGGCCGTGGAAATGGTCCTTGCCGCCTTGGCCCTTCTCGGGCTCCGCCTGGGGATCAAGAAGGGGGAGAGCAACGGCCCTAAGGTCCGGATCGACCGGATTGATATTGCCATTCCGGCGGAGGCCCTGAAGCCGGAGAAGCAAAGGAATGAATCTTGACTGCCTTTCCCTATGGTGTCACTTAATGGTGTATAACCTCCAATCCCGCCTTGCCCACGTTGGTAACCGGATGAAGGCGGTAAATGGCTCCCAAGCGATTTACCGCCGGGGATCGGAGACCGTGCCCATTACGGTTTCCCCAATCCTTACGGAGGCGGAAGAGATTGTGCCCGGGGTATCTATTACCCGTATCGAGCGGCAGGATTTTGTGTTTGATGCGGCCCTGGTCCTGGGGGGCTCCGCAATGCTGCCGGCTCCGGGGGATGAAATCCTATGGAATAACCAAGTCTTCCGCCTTGTTTCCCCCGGAGATAACGAGCCGATTTATCATTACACGACTTCGGCCCGGGATCGAATCCGGGTAAGCACCGAACAAACGGGCTAGCCGATGGCTTCCGCCTTCGTCACAATCCGCCAGCTTGTTTACCAGGCAATCCACGCCAAGAAGCTTGCCGGGGGTTTCGTGGACAACGATTGGGAATTGGACTGGACGTATTTACCCTATCAAGAGCTAAAGGATATCCCGCCTAACGGCAAGGTATGGATAATCGGATTGGCCCACGGGGACGAAGAAGCCTTGACCCGGGGTAATCTAACCAGTATGGAAATTCCGGTGCAAGTGGGTTTCCAAAGGCTGGTTAACGCTTCCCCCGCCGGTCGTTCGGTCCTTGATATGCTGGTTGAATTAGTAGAGCAGCTACGCGAAGTCTGCCGTAAAGAGGTTGCCGCCGACGATAACGGTTTTTCTTGGCTTCGGACCGAAAGTCTCAAAGACCCAGACGAAACACCCTATTCCTATATGGGCCTCCGTCAAGCTTCCAGCTTTGAGACCTATTTTACTCCTTACTATAAAACAATCCTGGCATAGGAGGGCTACACCATGCCGCCGAAAACCGGACACAAGATGAAGCTCAACCGGAATACCGGAACGGTAGCCGTCCCGGTATGGTCCTTGGTCGCGGAGGTTGGGGACGTGAATATCCCCGATCTTTCAATGGGTATGGCGGAGTTAAAGCGGAGGGCATCCAACTTTGTCAAGAACCTTGCTTCCATTATTCAAACCATCGGGTTGGAATTCACCCTAACTCATGGAATGGACGCAACCAACTTTGATGCCATCCGGGCCAACTTCTTTGCGGGGACCGTGGAGGAATGGGCCATTATGGATGGTCCTATAGCTACCGGTGGGAGTGAAGGATTACGCATCCCGCTTCTGGTTGAAAACTTCCCATGGCAGCAACCCCTGGAAGATGTTTCGGGGCACGATATGCGGTTGGTTACCGGCTACATGGAGGAATCCGCCTCCGAGGTCGATCCATCCTGGTATCAAGTCCCCTAGCCCAAAGCAACTCCACCAATAAAAACCGCATTCTCAGTAAGGGGTAAATACAATGGCCGTCCTTACCGTGGAAACAATCGTACGGGCCGGGGTGGTTCCGTCCCTGGTTGCCGCCTCTGTTGGTGGTGATGAATTCGCAAATAACGGGCGGGAATTCCTCTACGTCAAGAATGACGATGCCGCCGGAAAGGACCTGACCTTTGATATCCAGGTGACGGTTGACGAACAGACCGTCACGGATCGACAAGTAACGGTTGCCGCCGGCACGGTCCGCTTGATCGGCCCATTTCCACCCCAGGTATACAACGACGCAAACGGTAGGCTGCAAATCACCTATTCCGCCGTTACGTCACTTACCATCGGCGTTCTCAAAGTACAAGGGGGTTGACGTTTATCCTGCCATTGTATCATCCATTTACTCAAGGGGATATTTCATGTCAATAGAGAATCTGAAACAGCGATTGCAAGAAGGTGGGGAGCCCGAAGGAATGGTCTGCCATATTGCTCCTACTATCCAGGTGACCGCTGGGGAATTGCTGGAAGCCTGCAACAGCAATCCGGGGCACCCGGTTGCAAAGGTCTATCGGGATGCCGTCAAGGAATCCCCACCGGGGCAAAAGCTTACGGTGGAGAAAGCGGACCTTCAAGCCCTCTTGGAAAATCTGAGGGTTACCGTGGAAACCGTGGTGGAAAACGGAATCCGTATCCTCCGAAAATCCGTCAAGCAGCTTGTGGCAGAAAGCAAGCCTCCGGTTCCCGATCCTGCCGGAGCGACACAAACACCGGGGCCTATGAAGACTAATCAAGACCCGGCTCGGCAGGCAGAACCGCAGTCAATCCAACTGCCGCCGGCTCAACCGCCGAAGAAGCCCGAGGGCAAGTAGCCCCAGGCGTTTTTGATGTTTAGACACAAAAGCAAAAGGGGCATTGTGCCCCTTGCAAACCTTCTCTTTTTGAAAGGGGTCAGTCATGTTAGATGCACGATTCGGGTTTAGCTTGCGGATTGCCGCCCGCCGGGCTTTGCGAAAGGGCACGATTACCGAGGATGACTACCGGATGGTTCGGACCGTCGTTCGGACTTCCGGCGAATTGTTGGAGGTCGCCCAGCAGGAAGTCTTGGAAGAGGCGTATTGCCGCCGGCTGGTGCCTAGTGCCACGGAGGTCCCCAGGGAGATCGACTGCGAAAAGCTGATGGAGCTACTTGTCCAGTTGTTGCCGGTCATTCTGGCCCTTTTCGGGCTCTAGGCCCGCAGGCCGATCTGCTTGTTTCTGTCAAAACGAAAGGGGACTTGTTATGCCCGGTCAAATCAGGGGCAGCATTGCGTTTGCTTCCAGCAAGGTTGGGGAAGCCGCCGAAGCCGCCGCAACGGCTGCCAATTGGGTTTCTAGCCTATTGGCAGCCTTCCAGGAAGACGGCTTGATTATCGAGGTTGACGCAAGGCTCCATATCAAGCCCGCTCCACCCGCTGAAAGCACCGGGGCCCCGGACGTTGGGGAATAGGGCCGGCTGGTCCTTGTGAAACAAACACCGCCGGCCCCGGGGTGAATAAGCCCTCCCCGGGCCGGCAAAGCTAGGGAGACAAACACAATGAAAGCCTTTCGCGTTTTGCTTCCCGCCCTGGTCCTGCTTCTTGGAGCAGTCACGGGCCGGGGGGAAATTGCCCTGGTTGGGCCCGATACGGCCGAGCCGGGGGTGCCGTTTGATGTAGCGGTTACCGGCCTGGACGTGGAGATAGCCGACTTCCAGGGTAAGGCCCCTCCTCAAATCGAGTGGCGGGTTGTGCCCACTTTCAAGGGAACCACGATCCGCCCGAGATTCGAGCTGAAGGTGGTAATTGAAGGCACCAAGGCCCGTTGGGTGGTGGCCCCTTATGCTACGGTCACGATTGGCGAAGCCGGCCGGGCCGGTGTGGTGCTTATGTCGGTACAGAAGACCCTCGGAACGCTGGCCGTGCATGAGGTCACGGTAGGCCCTTTCCCACCACCACCACCACCACCACCACCACCACCACCACCCCCGCCCCAAGACCTGTGGGGAATTATCCTAATCGAGGAATCCTCGCAGAGGACCCCGCAGGTCGCCCAACTGATATCGAGTCCGAAGCTCTTGGACTTCCTCAGGCAACACGACCTAGCCCGCCAAGTGATGGATCAAAACGTCAAGGACGAGAAGGGGATTGTACCACCGGACATTGCCCCGTACATTACCCTAGCCAGGAAACACCCCAAGGGTCTGCCAATCCTGTTTATCGTTGGCGAAGACGGTAGCTTCGTTTATGAAGGGCCTCCACCGGATACCCCCGAGGCCCTGATTGCCTTGGTCCAAAAGCACCTACAGCGGAGGGTGAAGCAATGACAAGCAAATCTGATATCCCGACCCCGCCCCCGTGGTTTCGCCCGGGGTGCCTCCCCCGTAAGAGCAAACCCGGGGAAGTCTGCCCCTTTCTCAAGGACCGGATCAAGGTGATTCCCGAAGAGGAATGGCCGGCTTTGATCGGCAAGATTAGTCTCCGGGTTCATGTCAACGCGGTTCTTGACCAAAACGGCATCGGCTCTTGTGCCGCTGAAGCCTCTACCCAAGGAGGTCTGCATATCCCACGGGACCAAGCAGGACTAGGGTTTATCCTCCTTAATCCCTTGTTTCCTTACCACCACACCTGTTACGGCCGGGACAATGGTTCGGCAATTGACGATAATCTCCGCTTTATCCGGGGGGACCACCCCGATTTCCCGGGCAAAGGTGGTGTGGCCCCCGAGAGCGTTTGGCCGCGGTCTAGGGGATGGAGAGCCAAGCCTTCCGGCGAAGCCTACGCTGAAGCCTGGAGATACCGGGCCGATGAATTCTTCGACATTACTGGCAAGGCCGAATTCGGGACGGCCCTCTTGTGCGGCTTCGCCGTGGTCTTCGGATACCCGGGACACGCGATAGCCGCCGTTGCCCTCAAGGATCGAAACACCATCATTTATGCCAACTCCTGGGGGGCGGGTTGGAATAATGGCGGTTATGGAGAAATCGGCTTCCGCTCTATCGAATGGGATTATGGGGCCTTCGCAATTCGATCTTCTATAGTGCCTTCCGACCATGGGGTGATTCCCCCTCCACGAACCTAGGGGACATAGAGGGGACACGATGAATCCGACTGATAATGAATCCTTGGTCTTTGTGGACCGTAGGGGCGGGGAATGGGATGTAAGCCTATCCATGCTCGCGGCCCGCCGGATTGACGATTCCGACTTTTCTGTCCTGCGGAAGGAACCTTTTTCCTTTCTCCGCCCCACCAAGGAATTGTTCGGGGAAATCCTTACCGATGCCCCTTTACTCTTCGCAATCATTTGGGCCGTGGTAAGCCCCCAGGCGAAGAGCGTTATGGGTATTGATGCTGCAAGCGAACCCGATAAGGCCGAAGCGGAATTCCTGGACCGCCTGGACGGGCGGGTTATGGAAGCCGCCCGGGAGGCGTTTTGGAGGTCGCTGACGGATTTTTTCCGGGACCACAAGATTGCCTTGGAAACATTGTATCGGCAGACAACGAACGTCCGGGGGATGATTGGGAAGGAACTGGAGAGGATGGAACCGGAAGTGCAGGTGTTGATCGGGGAAGAGATACGGGAGAGGGTGAAAGCCCTGAAAGAGGAAATACGCCACACGATCCAAGACGGGAAGCCTGGCGGGAAATCTCCCGAATCGTTGGAATCCTCCGATACCGGGATGAAGACTGGCATCCATTAACCCTACGGGAATTGGTCATACAGTATGATGCCTGGTTGGTCAACCAGTGGGATCACACCGCTTGCCTGGCAGCCATGATAGGAAATTTGACCCTGCTTGTTGGAAGCATCGGCTCCAAGCGAAAGCCCCGGTTCCAAGGCCCGGATAGTTACCACCCGTTAAGAAAGAAAGAACGGAGGGGATTGCGGATAACTGCCGATGAGATAGGGCTTTTGCATATACTCGGTAATGCCATGGTGAAGAGATAGCATGTTTTGCTCATCCTTCCGATGCCGCCTGACATTTTTTGACCGGTCCGTTATCCGGAGGAATTGGAGGAAGATTAACGAGAGCCCCATGAAGAAGGCCGGGCTCTTGGTTCGCCGAATCGCCCGGGGGAGTATCCGCCGGGGCCGGTTGACGAAAGCGGGATATAAACGCCCCTCCAAGCCGGGCAGGCCCCCGAAGTCCTGGAGAGAGGGAAAGCCCTTCAAAATGATCTATTCCATACCCGGCCGGCTGGGGGCCTCGGTCCTTGTCGGTATGGTCGGATTCGGGCAACGTGGGGAACCGCCGCCGGGGCTTATGGAGCATGGGGGAAAGGCTACTCGGAAGGTCAATATCAGGGAAAAAGGGAGGGTTGGCCGAAACAAGCTGGGAAGATTCATAAGCGTTCGGGCAAAAAGGAGAAAAGCCGAAGCTTATAAGCGATTGGTAAAGGAAGGGCGAATTCGGGAAAGCCATCCTGCATCGGTACAGGCTGTCCGTTATCCATCCCGACCCTTTATGCAACCCGCCTTAATGAAGGCAAAACCCCGATTGCCCCGATTATGGCGGGGCTCCCTGGGGGCATGAGGTAATCATTATGACAACCGTTGAAGCTATCCAGGTGGTGCTTCTGGCCCTACTAGCGTTGCAATTCCCTTGGGCCGTGCTGATTGAGCGAAGAGTGGCGAAGGTCCATACCCTGCTAAGCAATGGCCTTCCCTCCCAGGTGGAGAAGATTGGCAAGCGGGTGCATAACCTGGAAATCAATTGTGCCCGCCGGCATCCCGAAAGGACCGATTCTTAATAAACGCCAGCAATCCGGGCAAGGCATATGGCAACCGCAGCAGGCATCAAGGCCGGCAAAGCCTTCATTTACATCGAAGCCCTCGACAAAACCGGCTTCATCCTCAAGCGGATCGGGACCCGCCTCCGCAAGTGGGCCGGGGGAATCCAAAGCCTGGGGCAGGGTCTTGTTACCAAGTCCCTTGCCGCCATGATCCCCGCCGCCTTCTCCGTCAAAGCCTTTGCCGACTTCGAGCACATGATGGCTTTCATTTCCACCATGCTCGAAGAGCCCGAGAAGCACATGGATTCCTTCCGGAAGGGAATCCGGCAGCTTGCCCGGGAGACCGGCAAGGACACGGCCGATATCGGCAAGGGTCTCTATGATATCCTCTCCGCCCAAGTCCCGCCCGAGAAGGCCCTGGACCTTTTACGTGAATCCTCCCGGCTTGCGGTCTCCGGCAATGCCGAAGTGGCCGATAGCGTCAAGGTGATGATTACCCTGATGGAGACCTACGGGGACCGGCTCAAGGGGGCCGGGGACGGGGCGGATTTCCTCATGGCTTGCGTCAAGCGGGGCCGGACCACCTTGGGGGAATTGGCCCCGGAGCTAGGGCGTGTAATCGCCCTATCCCGCGAATCGGGCCTTTCCCTGGAGGATATGGGGGCCTCCATTGCCCTCATGACCCGGGCCACGGGCCAGACCGACCTTGCCCTGACCGCCCTCCAGAACACCGCCAAGGAATTCATCAAGCCTTCCAAGGAGGGTGCCGAGCTATGGAAGAAGAAATACGGGGAAGCCTTCGACACCACAACCTTGAAAGCCATCGGCTTCATGGGGGTGCTAAAACGCCTCCATTCCATGACCATCGAGGAAGTGGGCATCATGTTCCCCAATATCCGGGCGGAGCGTGGCTTGCTCCCGGCAATCCGCAAGATCAAGGATTTCAACGTTGACCTGGCAACCATGCGTAACCGGACCGGAGAGGCCGGGGTAGCCTTTGAGAAAATGTCCAAGAGCCCCCGTCTTGCCCTGGACAAGCTTTGGCAGGGGGTCAAGGACATAAACCGATCCATCGGCAAGGCCCTGGTAACCGCCCTGGAAGGTGCCTTCGGCCCCCTGGAAGACGTGATAACCGCTTGCGTCACCTGGATTGAGGCCAACCAGGCCGTTGTTACCACCCTTGCCGCCGTTGCCGCCGGGGTAGGCGTCCTGGGAATCGGCTTGCTCGGGTTGTCTGCTATCCTCAAGGCGGTAGCCCTGGGTTTCACGCTGGTTGGGGTGACCCTTATTGCCGTAAAAATTCTCTTTGTGGCTATTACTTCTCCCATCGGGCTCTTTGTTGCTGCTATCGCCGGGGCAATCGCCTTACTTTATCGATTCTCCGATTCCTTCCACAAGCTGGGTAACTCCATAGGCTCCAAGCTGGTTGCAAAGTTTGTCAACCTGAGGGACACGATCAAGTCAACCTTCGCCGGGCTCTCCCTGGCCCTTTCCCAGGGGGATATGCAGGCTGCCTGGGAAATTCTGACCATGGGGATGGAAATAGTCTGGCTGGAATTGGTGGACGGCCTCAAAGATATATGGGCTGGCTTTGAAGACTTCTTCCGGGGCGTTGTGGACGCGTTGAAGGAGGTTTGGGGCGGCTTTATACATGCCGTGGAAAACGTCCCGGAATTCCTGCTGGGGACCGCTGGGGCAAAAGGGCTACGGACGATGCTGGAGCAAGGCCGCCCGCTAAGCGAGGCCGCAACCTCTTTGAGCCGGGGTTACCGGAGGGCCCGGGGTGAACCCGCCGGCTTGACAAGAATTCCCATCGACCCCGCCAAGGCGGAGCGGGAACGGGTATTGGCGGAAAAGCGGGCCGCATTGCAGGCTAGGATAGACGCACTAGGGCAAAAGGAGAGGGACAAGCGAAAATCCACCCTGGAGGCCCTCGGGCAATCCCTCAAGGGCGGGTTTCTCGCTACCGCCGAAGGTGCCAAGGGGAGGCTTGCCGATCTTCTGAGGCAGGCTTCCAAGGGTCAATTGAAAGGCCCTGAGGCAATCGCCCCTAAGCTCCTGGAGGCCCGATTCAAGGGAACCATCGAGGCCGCCCAACAGGCCCAAGAGAACCTGTACCGCGACAAAACGCAAGACAAGCAGCTTGAGGCCCAACAAGAGCAAATTACCTGGCTCAAGCGGATTGCCGACGCAATCGACAAGGTTTCCATCGAAGGGGTTTGAAGTGCCTAAAATAATCGGGATGGAAGACGGCTCTTTTGAGGCCACGATTGACCTGGAAAAACGGGGCAATCTTACCGTCCGCCACAAGCGGTTTAGAAACACCTATATCATCCTTGGGGATGATACTTCCCAGAGCGAAGAAGCCATCATTCTAACCTCAGGGCTTCCACCCCTATTCTACCCGTTGCGGGGGGCCTATTGTAAAGAGCAACGCCCTAAGGAAATCAGCACGATAAGGCACCCGGTTACCGGGGTTGCCGCAATCCTCTGGGAGGTAGCTTGCGACTTCGATAGCTCCGTTGACCCGGACCAGAATCAGCCCCCCGAGGCCCAAGAGCCCGATGTTTCATGGGGCGGGGAGGTTGGGGAGGAGCTATTGGAAAAGGATGCCGTAACCGGAGACCCGATCCAAACGGATGCCGAAGAGCCGATTCTTCTAATGACACCCGTGGTGTTTCCCATCCTCAAGATAGAGCGGTATGAATTATGGCCCTTTGATCCCGATACCATGCTGGATTATACCCAGCACACCAATTCCGCCACCTTCTGGGGCGCTCCGCCCGGTTGCGCCCTGATGCTCCCAATGGAGACCAGCACCAAGCAAATCATCGAAGAGACTGCTTATGTCCGGGTGACTTATCAAATCAAGTTCAAGATGAAAAAGGAGGCCGGGGTTTTCAAGGAAGATACCTGGAAGGCCCGGGTTTTGCACCACGGGTTCAAGTATCGTCCCAAGCCGGGCCCGCCCGTAATCTATCAGGACCGCCATGGGAACCCGGCAACCGTTAATCTTACTGTTGGTGGGTTCAAGCTTCCGGATGGGAACACACCGGAATATAAGGAATTCAATCGGCTCTATAAAGCCAACTTCAACAACCTGTCTCTTGGGCCTTTCTGATAAACGCCGCATATTCGCACCATGCCCGTCTACGGATTCAAAGATAAGCAGACCGCCCAAGTCCTCAAGCAGGTGGCCCGGGAGCGAACCACCCAAGCCCGGGGTTACCTGGGATGGGGACCGACTTGGGATACTTGGGCAACGCCCGATGGCAAGGTTCAGCTTCCCGGCCGCAAGCTCAAGGAGCACCGGGCCTATATCGTGGTGGCCCAATCGATCATCCCCGGGGCCACGGTCGTCAACGGCAAGCTCTACCTCGGGGTGGGGACCGCTTGCGTCTACCGCCGCAACCAGGAACACGGGACCCGGATAGACCAGCAAAAGGACGAAGAGACAAGTGAAGCCGTCAAGGTTACCGTCTACAATTTCTGCCCCGAGCCAATCGAGCCTATCGGCTCTTGTGACAAGATAGAGTGCAATGATGCCGTCCTTTTCGTTGTGCAGGACCAGTGGGGCGACCTTTATATAGTGGAAAAGTGCCCCGTGGGGGAAGGGTCCTCGGTTAGCTTCTCCGAAAGCTCCGCCTCTTTATCCGTTTCCGGCCCCCCCTCTGCCTCCGGTTCCCCTTCTGGTTCCCCTTCCGCCTCCGGTCCCCCTTCTATCTCCGGCTCCGCCTCGGGCCCGACTTCCATGATAGAATCGGAATCCGCCGCCCCTAGCGGTTCCCCCTCGGGCCCAACCTTGGATGTATTAGTGTGCCCGCCCTATATCAAGGGCCCCCATACACTTTGCTTTCCCCAGAAGCGGGTACACTACCCCCCGGGGACCTGGTTTGAAGACATACCCGAAACCTGCTTCTACATTTGCTGCCTGGGGTCCGGTAGCTCGCAAGCCTCCAGCAGTAGTGCCTCCAAGCCCTCCGGGGCCTCCAAGCCCTCCGGGGTTTCTGGGGGTAACGGTGGCTCAAAAATCTCGGGGAGCCCGGGTATTTCATCGGGTGAGGGTCAATCGAGTATTCCCATTATATCCGGTGGTGGCTCGGGCTTATTAAGCGGTAGCGAGGGTGGAAGCCCTAGCAGTAGCAAGGGAAGCGAGAGCAGTAGAAGCTCCGCTGGCAATGGATATGGCGGGTCGCCAAGCTAAAGCCGTAAGGCAGGAATGGAGGAATTGCATACAACCCCGAGGGCCGGGAACGGAGTTGAAGACCCTTCTAAGCTCTCTTGGAATCAGGGAGGGTAATTGCAAATGCACCCACTATGCGGCGGAAATGAACGTAAGGGGTCTGGCATGGTGTATAAACCATAGGGAACAAATCGTGGCCCGGTTGCGGAAGGCCGCAATTGGGCGGAGATTTCCGTTTTTTACCTTTGCCGCCAGAAGGCTTGTCAACACCGCTATCAATCGGAGTAGGGGAACAATGCAATGGGATAATTGTTTCAGGAAGGTCTTTTGCGTCAACCTTGGTAGGCGGAAAGACCGCTGGCAACGCTTCAAGGCCGGGCTCCCCGGGGATTGGCCCTTCGCCCCTGTCGCCCGGGTATCTGCGGTTGATGGGAAGCGGGTGCCCGTCCCCGATTGGTGGACCGCCGGCCCGGGGGCCTGGGGGTGTTACCGCACCCACCTAAGAATCATCGAGAATTGCATCAATGGGGGTGTTGAATCCGTCTTGATCCTGGAAGACGATGCCCTTTTCTGCCCGGACTTCACCCGCCGGGTCAAGGACTTTCTCCGGAGGGTCCCGAAAGATTGGGGTATGCTCTACCTCGGGGGGCAGCATCTTTTTATAAACAAGTCCCCACCTAAGGAAATCGTCCCTGGAGTCTTTCAGCCCTACAATGTCAACCGTACCCACGCCTTTGCCCTTCGCGGAAAGATGCTCCGGGTAGTGTATAAGCATCTTCTCCGCAAGGATTGGATGCAAGGGCAGCATATCGACCACCATCTTGGGCGATTACACCAACGCCGGGAGCATCCCATTTACTGCCCCGGGGAATGGTTGGTGGGACAGGCGGAAGGCCAGAGTAACATATCCGGCCGGAACCCCGGAGACCGGTTTTGGCCCCCCGCCGAAAGCATTGCTTCCACCGATCCGGCTACCCGACCCTTCCTTGCCGTGATTGGGCTCCATAGCTCCGGCTCTTCGGCCCTTGCCGGGGTCCTGTATCACTTGGGATGCCATTTGGGGAACAAGCTGGGGGGTTACTATGGTAATGACCCCGAGGGCTCTTGTGGGTTTGAAGCAGTGGGCCTTGCTGAACTATGCGAAAGGGCTATCCCCTTCCCTACGGTGGATTATGCCCGGAAACGGGGACAAATCTGGTCCGCCCTCCGGGGATGGATCAATGAGAAGCGGAGGGAAGCCGCCAAGGCCGGGACGATTGCCGCCGGCAAATATCCCCAGCTTTGCCGGATGGGGAATCAGCTTGTGAGCATTTGCGGGGAACACCTTTATCTTCTCCATATCGACCGGCCCCTGGAGGAATCCATAGAGAGCCTTGCCCGCCGCACCAAGAAGAGTCGGGAGGAAGCGGCTGCCCACCAAAAGTGGTTGGAAGAGGGCAAGCGGCAACTGTTGGCCCGGGTTCCTAAAGAGCGACAGTTGACGGTCGCTTATGCAGACCTGGTTTCCTCCCCAGAGAAAGAGGCCCGCCGGGTTGCCGAATTCCTTTCCCGGATCGGTTATCAGTCAGAGGAAACCCGGATCAAGAAGGCCGCCGGTTACATTAACCCGTCCAAGAGGCACGTTGCCTTGGAGCCCGTCTGATGAGCGTACCCGTTTGGACCTATTGGGAGGGTAAACGCCCCCCAATTATTGACTTGTGCCTGGAGAGTATCACCCGGCACAATCCCGCCGCCCGGGTCCTTGACCCCAAAACCATCCGGGAGCTAGGCGGGGGCCACGTCCTGGAAGCCACCGAAGGCTTGCTGCCTGCAATCCGTTCCGACCTTATCCGCTTTTGGCTACTCAAGACCTTTGGAGGCGTTTGGATAGACTCCGATAGCGTGGCCACCCTCCCCCTGGATTTCCTGGGGGAGATACCCCATTATGACTTCATTGCTATTTATAATAAATTTCAGAAACAGGGATGGGGGACAAACGGACTGATTGCATCCCCTGCCGCTTGTGCCCGCGGAAGCCCTTTTGCGGAGGCTTGTTTTACTTATTGCTTCAAGCTGGTAAAGCGGTATAAGCAAGGCGAGCGATTGAGCTACGGAATAACCTCGGTAGGGACTACTTCCCGATTTTTCAAACTCGGTCGTTACCGGGTCTTGCGTATGGAGCACTGGAGGTATAACCCGGTCCCGTGGCCTGGTGTAAAAACGGTTATGACTAGTGAGGGGGCTTCGCACCATTGGGAATATGGCCCACACTGGAATCCCAATGCTTGCCTGTACCATTTGACTAACACGGTAGCCAAACCCTTGCATTCTTCTACCCGGGAACAAATCCTGGGGGGTAAAACCCTCTTGGCGTTTATCCTTCAAAAGGCCCTCGGGCTCACCCCGGCCGTTCCTCTCCGGGCTTGGGAAATCCTCCAAAGGTTCCCCCGAGACCGTCCTATCCGCGGGGTGGAGATCGGCACCTATTACGGAGGCAATGCCCGGAATCTCTTGCAGCAAGCCCGCAAGCTTCATCTTACTTGTGTCGATCCATGGGGGAACCTGCAAAGCCCCGAATACCGGGCGACGGGTGATTCCATGGCGTTTCTGTCCAACGCCCAATGGAACCGCCTTTACACTACCTGTTGCCGCCGAGTGGCCTTTGCCGGGAACCGGGTGGAATTGTGGCGGACTACCTCGGAAAAAGCCTTTTTGCGGATGCCTCCCCGGAGCCTGGACCTTGTTTTTATTGACGGCAATCATTCTTATCCGGCCGTCAAGCGGGACCTTCGTTGGCGCGAAAAGATCAAGCCCGGGGGATTGCTTTGTGGGCATGATTACAACCACCCCCGGGGATCAAAGTACCGGGTAACGCAAGCCCTTGATGAATTCATTATGGAAACGGGGCTCCGCCTGGAATTGGGACAGGATACCACTTGGTTTATCCGTTTGTAAGGGGATGGCATGAAAAAGCGAAGTCCTAATAAAGACTGTAAATCCACGGTTGGGAATGGGTCAAAAACACCGGGCGGGGGAATCACCCGGGCCGCGGAAATACTGGCCCGGGAATTGGAATCCAGGATCGCCTTGAAGCTCCGGCAGGCTTGCGTCAATGGCTCCGTCCTAGCTTGCCTCTTCTGGCGTAACGGAGACCGGGTGCAATTATGGTTCAAGGCCCATGACTTCCCGGTTGCGGATTATGATTCCTGCATTGATATTCTGGATGAAAAGCTACGGGAGGATCGGAAGCGGGTCCTTGCGGCAAATGAGCTAACCAGGAAACCAAGACCAAAGCCGAAGAAGAAGCCCAAGAGCTAGATAAGGTGTTTCGACCCCTGATTATCGTGGTCCGCCAATCCATGCGATGGGATGGCCCCGAGGAATTGGCCCGCCAAAACCTCTATGGCAAGCCCGTTGTAAGACTCATTATCAATCCACGGGTCCAAGCCTTTTGGAAGCGGTATTTCCGCCTCCCTTTCCATGAATTCCGCCGCCGGGTGCGGGATATAGCCCGCAACAATCTCCAAGCCGTGGCCGGCAGCCGGCTCTTCCTGAGCGTTGCCGCCTTCAACCAAGCCCTCCGGGCCGGGCAAATCCCCCCCGGTTCCCTGGTGGTTCCCATCGACGACGACGATTGGCTTGCCCCGGACCTGGGAAGCCTCTTGCAGCCCCCGGCCGGGTCCGGGCTCTTGTGGCAATCCTCCCGGGTTGCCTGCAATCGGCCTGTCCGGGATATCGACAAGGGCAGGCCCCTTTGCCGGACAAATAATAGTGCAATTACCTTGGGCTATCTTGCGGGGCTTCCTAACCATGATCGGAGCATGGTCCTTGCCTATCACTGGGAGGCCGGCAAACGGCTTGCCGGGAAGCTCGGATACCTCCCGATCCCTGGTAGCGTGATTGTGAGGCACCCGGCCAGCATAACCCAACTATCCATGCTGGCCCGTCGATACCTGAACCGCCCCCGGGCCTTCCGCCAATATCTGCCGACCATCCGGCACCGTTTGCCGATCCCCGAGGGCTTGGAATGGTGCCGTCCTTATTACACCCGCCTCCTTGCCCTCTACCGGGAGGCGGTCTAAAGCTTGTCCCCTGCCCGCCACTGGGACCCCTGGCAGGAAGCCGGGGTCCCGGCCGGGTCGGGTTTACCCGCCAATAAACGCCACGATTCCGGGCAAGGGTCTCCCGGAACCCGGTTTGGCTCCCTGGGGCCCCCGGCTTCGATCCTCCCGGCCGCCGGCACCCTTGCCCGTGTCCCAAGCCCTCGGGGACCCCCGGCCCTCTACGCTTGTCCTAGAGGCTCCCCGGGCCCTACCTCCCGACCCCAGGCCCCTGGGGGTTCCACCCTTCCCGGGAAGTAAGCTGGGTAAGCTTACCCCCTCAACCTTACCGATTTTGGGAAATCCGCTCGATTTGTCGATTTAGCCCCTTGACACGCCTCGATATCCCGAGATAATAAGGGCAGAGTTAATGAGGTCTTTGACAATTCGGACGGCGAACAGCGGGGCCCACCGGCTAAAGCAATAACCCGGAGCCCCCACCCGCCGGGAGACAAGAGACCTACCAATCACCACCAGAAACACGAAAGGGAACCAACCATGAAAGCAAAAGAAATCCAAGAGGGCGGAAGGTACGTTGCCAAGGTAAGCAACCGTCTTACCGTGGTTCGCGTCCTCAAGATCGAAAAGAAATGGAACGGGCTCTTCGGCACCACGGAGCGGGTACAGACCGTCTACCGGGTCAAGAATGAGCGGACCGGGCGGGAAACCACCTTCCGGAGCCCCAGCAAATTCCGCCGCCCCGCCGGCAAGCCCAAGACGGAGCAACCGGAGGGCAAAGGGCCCGAGGCCATCAAGGCTTTCCTGCAACGGGTCACGGGCTACAAAGACCCCCTTCTGGAGAAATGGGAGAAAGCCAAGGCACAATTCCCCGAGGCCCTTCTGCTGATTCGGATGGGAGACTTTGCCGAAGCCTTTTTCGACGATGCCAAGACGTTTGCCCGGGTTTGCAATTTGTCTATGACACAACGTAGGGACGGCACCCCGTTGTGTGGGGTCCCTTGGCACGCCAAGGAAGCCTATATCAAGCGACTTGTCGCGGCCGGTATCCGCGTGGCCCTTTGTGAGGAAGTGAAACCGTGACCAATCACCACCGGGCCCCGGGGTGAATACCTCGGGGCCCTCTTTTGAGAGGGATGAATCATGCAAGCCAAGCAAGCCCTGAAGCTCCGGCCCGGGGAACGGGTCTACAATAAGTTCTATCGGCGGGAAATGATTGTTAAGGAGATTATCCCGGCCGCAACGGATCGGCACCCCATGGGTAATTTCCCCCTAGTGCTGATGGAAGAGGATTCGACTCCTTATACCTACAGGCTTTTAGGGAGGGTAAAACCATGAAAACCAAAACCAAGAAACCGGAACCCGTTTCCATCCGTCCCGCCCTCGGGGAATTGGAAAAGCTCTTCAACCTGTTTGCCCCCCTCTTCCCCGAGCCCTTGACCGCTCCAATTATTACTATCCAGACCCGGGGCCGCAAGAACGCCCTCGGATGGTACAAGCCCCAGACCTGGCAGAATGGGGGCAGAGACACCCTTCCCGAGCTAAACATTTCCGCCGAAAGTCTGGCCCGGGGTGTCCCGGAGATTGCGGATACGGTCCTGCATGAGATGGTCCACCATTGGAACCGCTTGCATGGAATCAAGGATTGCTCCGGCAACCAATACCATAGCAAGAAGTTCAAGGCGGGTTGCGACCTGGTTGGGCTGAAATGCGAAAAGATGGAAGGCCACGGTTGGGCCGCGACAAGCCTTTCCGACAAGCAACGGGCCATAGTCAAGAAGGCCGGCATCAAGGATGAAGCCTTCCACTTGTTCCGCTTGGCGGACCATGGAGGCAAGGGGCCCGGGAGCCGGATGAAGAAATGGACCTGCCCTTGCGGGACAATCATCCGGGCCGCCGGGGAAATCTCCGTCCGGTGTAACGAGTGTGGCGAAGACTTTGAGCGGGACGAAGATTGATGTTTACACACAAAAAACAGAACCGGGCCCCGGGGATCGACCTGGGGCCCCAAGATTGAAAGGGACTAGTATGCCCGATATTACTATCAAGCCCTGGCAATGGGCTAGCTTACCTTGCAAAGCCAAACCCGTAGAGATTGTGTCTTATCCATTCCCCAGAGAAGACGGAACGGAAGGGGTTATGGTCCGGATGAAGGTTGGCGACCCAACCTCTATCCGGGAAGTCCCTGCCCGATTGGTTGCGGCTTTCGAGCCGGATCGGCACGAAGACTTCTATCGGGAAAAGGTTTACTATAGCGATAACCCTACGGCTTTCATCTTCAAGGATGAATTGGAAGCCGTTTAACACGAAAAGGGAAAATCCATGGCCCACCTGAACCCATCCGATTTGACTCCCGAGGTACGGAAGGCCCTCGGGCTCCCCCAGGAACGGAAGCACACCTTTACAAAGGATGATGTGAGAACTTATGCTATCCGATGCCTTGCCCCGCTGGCCGGGTTGACCAAAGCGGAGCGGAAGCGGGTATTGTCTCAAGCTGAGAAAATGAACGATATCTAGGAGGATGCAATGGACATAGGACACAAGGTAACCGCCGCCCGCAAGAAGGCCGGCTACAAGAGCCTCTATGCCTTGAGTAAGGCCACCGGGGTTGCCTCCGGGCAACTCTCCGAGATAGAGGCGGGGAAACACTCCCCAAGCCTGGAGACTTTGGAGCGTATCTTTCACCCTATCGGTTGGGAGGTAGTCGTTACCTTCCGGCCGAAGAAGAAAAGGAGCTAGAGCTAAGACCCCTGATGGCTCCGGCCTTTGGGGTCTTTCTATGTCCTATCGTTAGATTGTCCATCATGGGGATTCTGCCCCCGTGCTATCTTCGATGTAAGATGTGAATCGAGCCATTGCTCGACTTAAAGAACGGTGTTCGCGGCCAATCTGTCTCCCACGATACAAGAATGCGCCGGCCGTTGCATATAGCATTACCATGAGGATACCAGCTAGGAGACCGATGGGCCGCGAACCAAGGATGAGCAAGCATGTTAGTATTAGCATTGTTACATTCCCGAACGCGTATAGGCGTACTCTGAACACTAGGAGACGGAAACCAATTATCAATGCGTAGTATTTATCCCCTTTCATTGCCTCAAGTAATTGTCGGGTGCCCTCCTCAAACTCGTCCTGATTGTGTCTCCTACGTTTCCGATGCGTTTGCCAAAAAGAAATCAGCCAGGGAGTTGCTAGGTTTGCAGTAAGGCTGGCGACAAATCCACCGGCAACCACGCCAATCCAGAAATCTGGTGATTGTAGGTAATTCATCTATATGTCCTTTTAATAAAACAACCAACGAACCAATTGATAGAGCAAGAGGACGGAGGCGAAGACGGCAAGCATGATTACCAACCGCAAGCCATCCCGCTCCCAGAATCGGGGGTCACCTATCATTTCCAACCCTGCTTGCAATCGTGACTTGATCCGGCGGGGTCTTGAAAGGGTCAAAGCCCTTGCTTTGCGTCCACCCTAGGATAACCAGCTTGTTTCCTCGGAGGATCAATTCAAAATGCTGCCCACCAACCCGATTGATAATCAGGATACGCCCCCCGATCAATTGTACCGTCCCGAGGGCTCTTCCCGAAGGTCCCGATGCAATGCCCTGGGGGTCTATTGTCAAAGCAGGCCCTCCTTTGCTTGTGTGCCAATAACCGAGCCATTTACCTCTAAGCTTCTTGATAAAGGATTTTGCACTAACAACCTTTCCCGCTTCAAGGCCCGCCTTTACCACGTCCGCTTCCGCTTTGATCCGGTTGGCTTCTTTCAGGTCGCCCCGCTCCATGGTTGCCTTGAGAGATTCTTCTAAAGACGCAAGGTAAAGCTTGGCTGCCTCTTGCTGTTGCGTTAAATAGCGTATCTCCGCTGCCCCCGTTGCCTGGGAGAATCGGGCCCAAGCCCGTTGTGCCTCCCGGCTTTGGAAGTCCGGCTCCTGTCCCCGAGCCAAAACCGCTCCGCTAATAAAAACCAGGATTCCCGCTAGGAATAGGGTAAATCCTCTCATTTCAAATTCCCCTCTTCTGAGGCATTTTGGGGAAATCTCAACAGGTCTGATTGACAAACGCTCCCGACTCGCTAGCTTGAAATATCTAGGCGTTCCAGGGTGGCCGATCAATTCCGGGGATTGTCTGGCCATGTTCCGGAAGCCTATTACCATTTTGGCCGGGGCGGGGCATGAATCAAGACCCTCCCCCCAAATAAAAAGCGGCCCGCCGCCTAGTGATTCGGCACCGGGCGGGGGCCTGCCGGTTACGGCAACCCATGGGCTAAGACCATGGATAACCGCCACGGATATAGGCTATCCCCAAGTGTTCTGCTTGGGGTTTCCCATCGTCTAACAGGTTAAAGGCCGGGGAGGTTGTATCGGAACAGGAAAGAAAACGGGGGCACCAAGCAGCCCCTACGGATTGGCCCGGGTGGGCATAGCGTCATAACTACCACCCATCCGGGGGTCACGCAAGGACCGTTGGGCCCCCTAAGGATTAAAAACAATCCTGGGGGCCGGGTCAAGACTTTTGGATAAGGCTTGAAACAATGCCTACCCCTCAACAAGGATTCGTGATTGACGGGGCTTCCTATTCGGAAGATGTCGCCCGTATGGTCTTGGGGAAACGGGGCCCGATAAGCCGCCGCACCCTGGACCGCTACATAGAGAAGGGCCTTCGATTTTCTAAGATCGGGGAGCAACGCTGGTTCTCGGGTCTCAATATCCGGCTCTTTATCGAGAGCTACGGCAGTTTTCATGGGGACGAGCAATGAAAGTCTATGTCATTCCACGTAAGGGGAAAAAGTATCTGATGCTCCGATGGATCGACCCCAAGACGGGCAAGCCCCGGGAGCGGTCTTCCAAGACCACCCGCCGCCGGGAGGCGGAGCGGTTAGCCGAAAGGCTTTCCCGGGAGATTGAAGAGGGCTTCCACACCAAGGCGGTTAGCTGGTCTGTATTCCGCACCCGCTATGAACGGGAACACCTCTCCCAACTGGCGGGAAATACCCTCGGGCAATGGACCACCACCGCTAACCACCTGGAAGCCCTCGAAAACCCGCAAACGCTGGGGGCGGTTGACTCCGCCATGGTTTCCCGCTTCCAAGCCGGCTTGACCGGCCGGGGTCTCCGTCCCGCTTCCGTTGCCGCCTACCTCGGGCACCTTCGGGTTGCCCTCCGGTGGGCAAAACGTCTCGGGCTTATCCCGGAGGTCCCGTTCGTTGAAATGCCCAAACGGGCCCGGGGTGCCTCCAAATTCGCCCGCTCCCGGGCGATTGTCGGAGAGGAATTGGACCGGGTTCTTTGGGCCGCCGAAGCCGAACGCCCCCGGGACTTCAACCGCTGGCAAGATTTCCTCCGGGGCCTGTATCATTCCGGCTTGCGGGTAGGGGAATTGCTGATTCTATCTTGGCACCCGCAAGCCGCCTTATGGATTGATCCCTCCGGGGCTTATCCCTTAATCCGTGTTACCACGGAAGGGGAGAAGGCCCACCAGGATCGTTGGCAGCCGGTGACCCCGGAATTCTGGGGTCTGGTCAAGCACAAGGCCCCCCGGGGCCGGGTCTTCCCTTTGGACTCTCTGGCAACCGGCAAGCCGCTGCGGATTAAAACCGTGGTTCGGATCATTTCCAGGATCGGCCGCCGGGCGGGAGTGATAACCGACCCGGCAAGCGGAAAGTGTGCCACTTCCCATGATATCGGTCGCCGGGCCCTCGGGACCCGCCTTGCCTCCCGGTTGACACCTCAGGAACACGCCAAATGGATGCGACATGCCTCGATAAATACAACCATGCGATATTATTACCAGCCCGAGGCCATTGCTTTATCCCGAAGAATCTGGGAGAGCCGATCCCCGGGCTTGTGACTCTTTTTGTGACCCTCCCCGGTTAAGGGAAGCGGTATGCAGAAACGCTAAAGCCTGGTTGTCAAAGACCATAAGGCGGAGGGCACGGGACTCGAACCCGCAACCCCGGTCAGGGGGCACCTCATTTCCAGTGATTGCCCTTTGGACAATCCGAAGACAGCCCTTTGCCAAGTCCTAGACATTCTCTTTTTCCAGGAAGCGGTTTTACCCTAGAACCGCCGATGGTTGCAAGCGTTTTGTGACCCTGCTTGTGACCCTCTCCCCATAGCGGGGTCTCTCTTGTCTCCCGACCTTCCGTCGTCCGTTGTCCCCCGGTCTTTCCCGCCAGCTTCACGCGGGTTTCCCGGGCCCGCCCCCTCATTTCCCACCTGCCGGCAAACTTCCTTGGTCAGTCTTTGGCCAATTCCTAGCCAGTCTCCGGGCAAAGTGTAGACACCCCAAATAATCCGGAGTCACAACGCCCGGATTTCCCTAGGTATCTCCCTGCCTTCGGTTAGGATTACAGGCGGACACCGGGGGTAAAACCATGCGATATCTCAAGTCACCATCAAACATCGCGGTTGGCTCCCGGTGTCCCGTTCTGCCAGCCGTTCCCCGCCCGGTCGATCCCCGATTTGTCCGGCCTTCTTCTTCGGCCGTGCATGACGCGAAGGGCATCCCGGGCGGGGTCTTTACTTCATCCTTAGAATAGGAGTCCGTGCTATGACAAAGGGGACAATCGGTGTTGACCTTCGGATGCCCGGGAGCAAGGACGGTGGGCTTACTGCCGAAGATGCAAAACAAATCCTGGGATGGGAGCCGGAACCGGAAAAGGAAAAATGGTCCGGGGAGGAATACACCTTCAAGGATCGGACCGGAACCAAGGTCCGCCTTGGGAACAACCCGACCAACCGCCCCTTCCGTATGACCCTGGCAAACCGGTGGGCCTCGGAAATGCTCCGCGGCAAATGGTCCCTGAACGGGGAAACCATCGTAGTTGACTGTGAGGGGGATGTAGCGGACGGACAACACCGGTTGGTGGGCCTGGTCCTTGCGGAGCAAAGCCGGGCAGCCAATCCGGACAAGTGGGGCAAAAAGCCTATTGAGGTCCCCGCCTTAATCGTTACGGGCGTTTCCGACAAGCCCGAGGTTACGGATACCCTGAACCTCGGGCAGAAGCGGTCCCTCGGGGACGTGATTTTCCGCCGCCGGGAATTCGAGAATCTTACCGAGAGCGAGCAAAAGAAGATTGCCCGGATTCTGGCCGGGGCCCTCCGCCTGGTCTGGCTCCGTGTAGGGGGCAAGACCGTTTCCGATGCCCCCCACTTCCCCCATTCCGAAGCCCTCGAATTCCTGGGGAAACACCCCTACTTGGTCGATGCCTCCGCCTATGTCTTCAACGAAGAGGGCGGGGGCGGGGCGGAAGGCCGCCTGATTTCCTCCCGCATTTCCCTGGGATACGCCGCCGGCTTGCTGTACCTCGGGGCGACCGCCAAGTCCGATCCGGACAAGGACAAGCCGGACCGGTCCCTCTGGGAGAAGGCCGAAGAATTCTGGACCCTGTTTGCCAGTGGGGCCGGGCTGGAGAAAGGCTCACCGATCCTCAGCCTTCGGGGGCTGCTGGAAAAGGCTGAAGCCTCCGGAGCCAAGGGCCGCGATGCAATCATTGGCATGGTCGCCAAGGCATGGAACGCTTTTGTGGACGGCAAGAAGCTTGCCCCCGCCGAGTGTCGGATCAAGGAGCGGGTGGACAAGGACACGGGCCGCCGGGTGCTTGCCGAAGAGCCCCGGATGGGAGGCTTGGACGTGGAGCGGGAGCCCGAGCCCGAGGCCGAGCCGGAACCCTCTAAGGGCCCCAAGCCTAAGAAGCCCAAGCCCAAGCTCAAGGAGAAGGGCAAAGACCCCAATGCTGGTTGGAAGGTGGCGGATACCGCCTGGTTCCTAGACGACAAGGGGGTGGTGACCTTCGGGATTATCGAGGGCTTGGACAAGGGACAGGCGGATATCAAGGCAAAAGAATCCGGACAGGTCTATACGATCCCCGTTGGGGGCCTCGGGCTGGACCGGGAAGCCTTCATCAAGACGGAGGATTAACCGGGGGCTTTCCCCTAGCGTGTTCGCATACTCCATACAACGGGTGAAGCAATGGCCATCAAGAAACGCTCCCCGAAGGGAGCCCGTAAGAGCCTTTCCGCCATGGTGGAAAGAGCCAAGTCCAACCAATCCCGCCGGCCCTCCGCCGGCAACGCTCCCCATCTAATCGTCCAGGCCCGGGCCGGAACGGGCAAGACTTTTACGCTTGTTGAGGGTCTTAACCGAATCATGGGGAAGCCTACCCCGGGAATCATCCCAAGCCCCCAGCAAGCCGCAGTCTGGGAGGCAATGCAAGACGGTCCGCGTCCCGGCTCCGCCACCTTCGTTGCCTTCAATCGCTCGATTGCCCAAGAGCTAGTCCGCAAGGTCCCCCGTGGTTGTGCGGCAATGACCCTCCATTCCATGGGCTTCCGGGCCGTCTGCCAAGCCTACGGCAAGGTGGAGGTCAATAACTGGAAGACTCAAAACCTTATCGAGGACCACTTGGGAACGGATATCCGCCAGTTGCGGCGGGAAGACCCGGTTTTGGTCCAGGCAACGGAAAAGCTTGTCAACCTCTCTAAGCTTGAATTGGTCCATAACCAAGACGGGGAGATTTGCGACGGTCTCCAGGAACCGGAAGCGGTCCTTGACGACCTTTGTAACCGCTATGAAGTGGAGCTAAACGGCCAGCGGGATAGAGTCTATGCCCTGGTCCCGGTAATCCTCGAAAGGGCCCGGGAACATACGGCGGAGGTCGATTTCTCCGATATGATTTGGCTCCCGGTGGTCAACAATCTCCCCGTGTTCCGTAGTGACCTTCTCTTGGTGGACGAAGCCCAAGACCTGAACCGTTGCCAACAAGCCCTTGCCCTCCGGGCCGGTTCCCGCCTGGTCCTTTGCGGGGACCCCTGCCAAGCAATTTACGGGTTCGCGGGGGCGGATACGGAATCTATCCCGCGTATGAAGACCCTCTTGGAAACAACCCCCCGGGGCTGCCGGGTCCTGCCCCTGACCGTTAGCCGCCGTTGCGGCCGGGCAATCGTCTGGGAGGCTGCCCAAATCGTCCCGGACTTTGAGGCTTTCGAGGGTAACCCCGAGGGAGAAATTATCACGGTCCCCCCGGAGCAAGTCAACGGGAACCTCGGGGACGGGGATATGGTGCTTTGCCGTGTTAATGCCCCTCTTATCTCTCTGGTCTTCCGTCTCTTGAAGGAACACCGCAAGGCCAATATCCAAGGGCGGGATATCGGGCAGGGGCTCTTGAACCTTATCGACCGGCTCAAGGCCCAAGACGTTGACGGGCTCTTGGAGCGGTTGGACGATTATCACCACCAAGAGACACAACGCCTCTACCGCCGCAAAAACCCCAGCGAAGCCTCCCTGATTGCCCTACAGGATAAAGTGGAGTGCATCCGGGCATTTTGCGACGGGGCGACCGATCTGGAAAAGGTCCGGGCCACGATTACGGCAATCTTTCAGGATGATTCCCAAGGCGGAATCCTCCTATCCTCCGTCCACCGGGCGAAAGGGCTTGAGGCTCCCCGGGTCTTCATTCTGGAGCCGGGGCTAATGCCCCACCCCATGGCTAAGACTCACTGGCAAAAAGAGCAAGAGCAAAACCTGAAGTACGTAGCAATCACCCGGGCAATCCAAACCTTGGTTTGGGTCCGCCAATAAACGCCACAAACTCCATAAGGGCCCCGAAACTCTCTGGGGGAGTAAGGTAATAACCAATGCCTACCCGAGCCCAATGGAAGTTTGCAGAAGACCGTCTGGCAAGACTCTTTGGGACCGTCCGAAGGGCCCTGTCCGGTGGGGGTTCCAAGACCGGGCGGGATGATTCGATGCACCCGGTCTTATACCTGGAAAGCAAATACACCAAGCGGTCTTCTCTCTGGTCTCTCTTCCGTGACACCAAAGCGAAAGCCCGCAAGGAAAAGCGGGTCCCGGTTATCGGGGTCCAGGAAAAGGGAGCCAAGGGAATCCTCTTGGTAATACACCAAGCAGACCTGGAAGCCGTCTTTTGGGAATGGGCTAAAGCAGGTGGTCTTCCCCGTACCTTTATCCGAAGAGCGTAATGGAGCCCTAATCATGGTCAAGCATATTAAATCCCGAATCCTTGAGCCGATCAAGGACCACGAAAGAAAGTGGAAGGATTGCACCCGCTGTCCCCTCCACCAAACCCGCTCCAGGGTTGTCTTGTGGCGGGGGTGGATGCCTTGCGATTTCCTTTTGATCGGGGAGGCCCCGGGCGAATCCGAAGATTGCCTCGGGGAGCCCTTTGTCGGTCCCGCCGGCAATCTCTTGGACCAAATCCTAGCAGACGCAATCTCTGCGGCCGGGGGAGCCCCTTGGAGATACGCGGTTACCAACCTTGTGGCTTGTTTCCCCAGGGAAGCGAAGATCGAAGAGGCTTCCTCCGGGTCGATCCGTCCACCCCGCAAGGAAGAAATCCAGGCTTGCCGCCCCCGCCTCTTGGAATTCGTGGCAATCGCCAAGCCCCGCCTTATCGTGGCCCTCGGGGCAATCGCTAGGCAATTCGCCCCATGGCCCGAATCCTCGGATACCACGATTCAATGCCTTATTCACCCGGCCGCAATTCTCCGGATGGATAACCAGGCCCAACGGGACCTGGCTTACAAGCGTTGTGTCTTGACACTGACCGAAGCCTTGAGACAGTTGAAAGGGGATCAATGAACCACGCCGAAAAAGTCCAGACCCGCCTTGCGGAATTCGCGGAGGCGGAAGCTTGCGTGCCCAAGCTCCTTGCAGCGGTAACAAGGGCCCGGACGGACCTACAAAACAAAAGACAAGAGGCAGCCCGCACCATTAAGGCCGTTTACGGTTCCGACAAAACGGTCCTATTCGGTAATCGTATTTACCGGATACGGTCGGGCGAAGGCCCGGGGATTGATCTGGATTGGGAGGAATTCGACGGGGTTGTCCTTCCCGTCCCCGAGGGCTGCAAGGTGGGAACCCTACCCACCCCGCCGGAAGAGAAAGAGCCGGTCCTTACCCCGGTCGATTCCCAATAAACACCAGGAATCCAACCATGGGTACACCGCAGACCAAGACCCCGGGCAAGGGAAGGTTTCCCCGAGCCCGCAAGGCTACCCCCCAAACGCCTTGGAACGTGTCTCCGGGTGAGCAACCAGTGGACCGGAAGCCGTTGTGGAAGGGTCCCGACGTGGACGGAATCACCTATTCCCTTCTCTGCAAATTCCTGGTTTGCCGGGAGCGGTTCCGCCTCCGGGTGGTGGAGGGCTTGGTTGAGGATGAAGGATTCAACCACAAGCTCGAATACGGCTCCCTCTGGCATGAGGCGGAGGAAGCCCACGCCGCCGGCAAGGACCCCTACAAGGCCCTGGGGCGATACCGCGACAAGCTCCGGGCCCGCTACCCGGGCTCCGAAGCCGCCATTAACAAGTGGGCCGCAATCGCCCGGGAGCAATTCCCCGCCTACCTGGACCATTGGCGGAAACACCCCGAGACCGCCGGCCGTAAGCACCTACTCCAGGAAGAGCCCTTCCGGGTCCCCTATTGCCTCCCCTCGGGGCGGACCGTCACCCTCCGGGGCAAGTGGGATGCCATCTTTTCCCAGAAGGGTATTTACATCCAAGAGAACAAAACCAAGGGAGACCCCGACGAAGAGGGGATCACCCGGACGGTGGATCAGGACTTGCAAACCGTGATTTACCTGATTGCCTTATATGCTAAGAAAAAGGAAGACCCACCAGCAATGGGCAGTCTCAAGCCTTGGCTGGAAGCATTGCGAAAGAGCCCAATCAAGGGGGCCCTCTATAACGTGATCCGCCGCCCCCTGGCAGACCGTTACGCAATCCGCCAACGCAAGGCGGAAACGGAGCGGGACTTCATCAAGCGGGTGGGCCAGCAGGTCCGGGACAATCCGGAACGCTTCTTCATGCGGTGGAAGGCCACGATTACCACCCGCGACATCGACCGTTTCCGCCTGGAGTGTTTCGACCCCATCCTTGAATCCCTCTGGGATTGGTGGGAATGGCTGGCCCCCGATCCATTCCACCCGTGGAAGCTCATGGAGAAATGGCGAAAGAGCGGGGTCAAGCTGGCTCCCCAGCATTTCCGCTTCCCCTTCGGGGTCTACAATCCCCTCGGTTCCGGCTACCGAGGCGATTACTTCAATCTTCTTACCCGGGGCCAAACCTCGGGCCTTACCAGGACGGACAATCTCTTTCCGGAGCTAAGACAATGATCCTCGATAAGAGGGTACGCAAGGCACAAGAGGCGAAGCGAAAGGAATTGGATGCCCGACTCCGCAAGCTGGCTTTTTACTACAGGGGTGTCTACCTTTCCCGCCTGGGGCAGGGCTTCGCAGCCAGGTGGTATGTCTTTAGGGAGGGCAAGCGGGGCTACTTGGTCCCGGCTGGTTTTGGCTCTTCCCCCTTCTTTACTCCTTTAATCAAGAAAATTGATAGGAGTCTCGATAATGCCGCAAGTCACCAGGCAGAGGGTGCAAGCACCCCAAGCCAAACCCAAGGCCCGGGGAAAGCCGAAGTCCAAGCCGGCGAAGCCCGCCGCTAAGAAGTCCAAGCCCTCGGGTTCGGGCTTTCTCGGGAGGTCTCCCCTGGCAATGGTCGTTTACGGCCCCTCGGGTGTCGGCAAGACCAGCTTTGCCGCCAACTTCCCCAAGGCCGGATTCCTGATTGACCCTCAGGAAGAGGGAATCCGGGACCTGGTGGAATTCCATCAATGCCCCAGGCCCGTCTTTATCGAAGAGGCGGATACCTTCTCCGGGCTTATCCAGGTTTGCGAGGGGGTGGCCCGGGACAGCCGGGGAATCGAAACCCTCGTTGGGGATTCCTTGACGGGATTTGAGAAGCTTTGCTTCATCCATCATTGCGAAGAATACTTCGATGGCGATTGGTCCCGGCAGGGTTTCTACTCCTACCAGCAAGGCCCCAAAAACGCCGCCAAGACGGACTGGCCCCGGTTCCTGGAAGCCCTGGACGGGGTGCGGGCCGCCGGGATTAACGTGGTGCTTATCGCCCATTCCCAAGTCAAGGGCTACACCAATCCCGAGGGCCCCGATTATGACCGTTACATTCCCTACATGGACAAGGAAACCTGGTCCGCCGTCCACCGCTGGGCAAAGGCAATCCTCTTCTACAACTACCACGTAGAGATTGACCGTTCCAAGAAGCTCGGGCCCCGGGACAAAGCCCGGACCGAGGTTGAAGAGCGATTCATCTATACCGACTGGTCCCCCGCCTTCGACGCCAAGAACCGCTGGGGCCTGGAGTCCTTGCTTGATGCCGGGGATTCGGGAGAGGAAGCCTTCAAGGCTTTCCGGGCTGCTTACAAGAAAGTGGGTAAGTAACCCTCCGGGTTCTTAACGTTTAGACACAAAAGAAAGGAGAAACAATCATGGCTCAAGGTGAATTCACAAAGGAAGAGGCAACGGAAACGGAGAAGGCTTTTGGAGAAGTCTTTGAAGCATTATCCAAGCCAAAACAGCGTGCCTTCATCGGTCACGCCAATGATATTTACCTTTTCCTTGATGCTGCGAAGAAAGCGGCACCGGGCGAAGGGAAGAAGAAAAAGGGGAAATGATTATGCCAAGGGATGAAGCCATAGAACAAATGCTTGAGGAGGTCCGGGACGTTATTGGCAAGTATGCTCACCTGTCGGAAATCGAGGTTTATCGGGCCCTTATGGATGAAGCCTCGGGCTGGAAAATGAGGCTTGAGGAATTGGAAGGAGTAGAAGAGGAATGAGCAAGCCCCAACCTCTTCACCGCGAGTGTCCCCGCTGCTACCTCGGCTTTTACACCACCCCAACCCCGGAGGAAATTGCGGACTGGATACTTAGTGCGGACCGTATCGATGTGGCAACCGTAATCGCCCTACTTGCGGAAGGGGGCTTGTCCTTTCGATTGGAGGATAAGAGAAATGGGCGGGACAAGGCGAAGACAAGCTGAGCTAACCGAGCCCGAGAAACAGGCGGAAGCAAGGCTTGTGAGGGCGGAGAAGAAGCGAAAGCGAAAGAGGACCAGCCTTCTACCCTTCCGGCTTCCTCGGATAAGCCCCGGGGCTAACGCACCCCACAATATCTTCTATCCTTACAAGGCCCTCTCCATTGGGCCCCAGCCCCCGGTTCCTACCGTGCTACCCATTATAATCCGCCGGGGCCTGAGGCTCCGCACCGGGGGTGCGGTTCCCCGGGTTACCAGCACCAATACACCCGGCAAGAAGCATCGGAGGTAAGGCCCATGGCCATCCAAATCACCGGGGCCTTCCGGGTCGAAAAGCGGACGGTGGATCATTGGGAGGTTTTCTATAAACACTTTGGCTCCGGAATCATGGTGCTGATTTGCTCGGGCCTGTCCCGGAGCCTGGCAATCGAGCTAAAGCAAAACCTTAACGACCAACTGAGAGGGGAGATTACCGAAGAGGAAGTCCAGGGGCGGAAGCTCCATGCAACCGAGGGTCGAGTGGTTCCTTCGCAAGGTTTGAATCGCAAGGCCACCTAACCTGTTTTTCACGAAAGGGTCTCTATCATGGCAAAGGTCAGTAAGTCCAAGCTACTCGCAAAGCTCAAGAAGCGTGCCAAGGGTGCCTGGTCCCGCTCTCGGGAGCAAGCACCCAAGGCAAAGGGCTCCCAGCTTCCCGGCGGTATCATCCGGGGCGTGGCCCAACTGTCAAGTTACAAGCTTGACGAAGACAAGAACGGCAACCCGTATTTTATGATTACGGGTATCGTCAAGTCGCCCGAAGAGCTAGCTGGGGCTCGGGCCATGGTCTCTCATTTCATTCGGGTCACCCAAGCCCGGGGAGGCAGGCCGGGCAAGAGCGTGGAAGACAAGCTTAACGAATTGTCTTCCGATTTGCAACTGTTGGGGATCGACGTTGAAGGGATCGACCTGGATGATATCCCTGATATCCTCAAGGCAAGGGTGGCGGAAAAGCCCCATTTCTATTTCAACACCTTTGCTCCACCCCCAACCAAGGACAACCCCAGCCCGGGAACCTTCGTCTTTGTCCAGGGATTGGCGGAGGATTGGGAAGACGACGACGGAGAGGAAGAGCCCGAGGATGAAGAAGACGATGAAGAGCCGGACGACGACGACGACGACGACGAAGAGGAAAAGGGCAAAGACACCGGGGAAGACGAAAAGTCCGACGAGGACGAAGAGCCCGAAACCTTTATCCCCGAAAAGGAAGAGGTCTACGGCTACAAGGCAACCGCGAAGGGTGCCAAGGCGGACTGTGAGGTTACCGCTGTCCAGAAGTCCCGGGAGACCGTAAGCCTCAAGCGGTTATCCGATAGCAAGACTTTCAAGAACGTCCCTTGGAGCAAGCTGGAAGACGCGGAGTAGGGCGGAGGGGGGTAGCGAGTGGGCCCCGGGTGGTTGCCCGGATGCAAACGGATACGCCCGGGGCCCCCGCTAATAAAAACCAAGATTCCCGGAAGGGGCCTGATATGACAAAGCAAATCCAAGGGAAGCCGACAACCTACCACGGGGTCCGCTTCCGCTCCCGGCTGGAAGCCCGTTGGGCGGTCTTCCTCGATTACTATATCCTTGCGGATCAATGGATATATGAACCCCGCAACTTTACCCTGCCCAAGGAAGGGTGGGGATACACCCCGGATTTCTTCTTCAAGACCGGGACCGCCCAAGGCTTCCTTGAGGTCAAGCCGGTAATGCCCGAGGAATCCTATTTACACGTCCTTTCCCGCTTTGCCTCCGTGTTACCGGTGGAATTGTTCCTTGGGATCGGGGACTTCTACAGGGGGCATCCCCAGGTATGCACGGTGTCTCCTAAAGCGTTGACACCTAAGAAGCTCGGGGCAATCCTTGTGGCCCTTACCAGCTTCTTTCCCCGGTCCGGGCCCGCTGCCCTAATCGCAAGCCGGGCAAGGCTTGATTTGCCCTTCGACCCTCCCCGCTTTCGTGGCCCCGGAAGGATGGGGAGCAAGTCTCCAAGCGATTATGTCCGGGAGTGGGCCGAAAGGGAGCGAGCCAAGACACGGAACAGAAAAGGAAAAAGGAAATGACTCAACCAGGATATACCCCGGTATCCAGTGTTACCAACCCCAGGCCACCGGGCTCCGGGGCCGGGATTGTCAAGCCTGGAGTGTATCGCGGTCCTTACCGGCCCCCGGCCCGGTGGAAGCCCTCGGGGTGTGACCTGATCTTCTGGGGCTTCTGCTTCGGTCTAGGATTCTGGCTTGCCAACGTAGCCTTAACCTGTGCCTTTGGGGTGGTTACAGGACAATGACCAGGCCCCGCCCCAAACCGATCAAGGCCCGCCGTAAGGTAAGAGACCCCTTGCCCGAGACACCCGGCGGATTGCTTGCCCTCGATACGGAGACCACGGGCTTGGACTTATGGCATGGATGCCGGCCCTTCTTCGTGTCTGCTTGTGACGAAGCCGGCAACCTCTACGCCTGGGAGTGGGACGTTGACCCCGAGACCCGGGAAGTGTTGCCGGGGTTCAGTGGGTTCCCGCCTCCCGGGCCGGGCAAGGGCTTTCCCCCGGAAAAGGAATTGGCGGAAATCCATTCCCTTTCCGTTTCCCACACCCTTGTTTTCCACAATGCCAAATTCGACCTTCGGGCCCTCGAATTCTTCAATCTCTGGAACGGGGACCAGGTTGCCCGGGTGTGTCAGGATACCTTGATAGCTTCCCACCTGCTTGCCTCGGGCGGAAGCCACAAGCTGAAAGACCTGGCTTTGATGTACCTGGACATAGACGATACGGACCAGCAAGAGCTAAGGGAGGCAACCAACCAGGCCCGGACCATCGGCCGCCGCAAGGGGTGGAGGATTGCCGCCCCGGGCGACCCTCATTTCCCTGCCCTCAAGCGGGCCCCCAAGCAAGGCTTTTGGGTGTTTGACACCTGGCTCCCCCGGGCCGTTGCCAAAGCCGAAGGTTACCCGGTCCATTACAAGCCCGATGGATCGATAGACCCCGAGCGGTCCCATCCCTGGTGGTCAATCCTCCAAACCTACGCCCTCCGGGACGTAGAGCGGACCATGGGATTGTGGCTTCTCTTCCGGGAGGCATTGAAAGAAGAGGGCCTTTGGAACCATTACCAAACCCGCCGCCGGCTCTTGGAAATCACCTACCGGATGGAGTCCCACGGAATCACGGCACACCCGAAGCGGATCGACCGCCAAGCCCGCAAGTACCGGGAGGCCCAAGAGGAATCCCGGGCGGTTTGCCTCTCTCTTGCCGGAAACAAGCTCGATAACCTGGCATCCCCAAAGCAAGTCCAAGGGGTCCTTTATGGCACCTTCAAGCTCAAGCCGATCAAGGAAACCAAGACCGGCTATTCCACGGATGCCGAAACCCTGGAAGCCCTCAAGGCGTCTTTACCCCCACGCTCCAAAGCCGCCCGGTTTATCCACCACCTGCAAGCGACCCGCAAGCGGGACAAGATGCTTGACTACTTGGAAAGCTATCACAAGGCGGGGCTCCCGGGGGCCAGCTACAAGACTAGCCGAGCCGGTTTCTGCGGGAAGCAGAGAACCAGGCTTGCGGAGTGGTTGACCCTCCATCCCAGCTTCAACGTTACCGGGACGGCAACCACCCGCTTTAGCTCTTCCAACCCCAACGCCCAAAACATAAGCAAGCAGGAAGCATACAATCTCCGGGAAGTCTTCGGACCCTTGCCGGGGCGGGAGTGGTGGTCCCTCGATTATAAAAACATAGAAAAGCGGATACCCGTCTACCTTGCGGGGGAGAAAGAGCTAATCAAGCTTTTCGAGGAAGGGGGGTCTTACCACCTATTGGTTGCCTCCATTCTCCGCCCGGAAATGCTCAAGCGATTGGGCCCGGAGCGATTCAAGAAGACTGATGAATATGGATGGATCAAGAATGGCAACTTCGCGGAACAATATGGGGCAGGGGAAAAGACTACGGATGCTACCCTCCACGTTCCCGGGGGCTATCGAAAGATCAAGGGCCGTTTCAAGAAGGTTGCCTGCCTCGGGCAAGAGAAGATCGAAGAGGCACAACGCACCGGGCGAGTAATCTGTCTCGGGGGCTATCCCCTGGAAGTCCCCTTCACCCATGGCCGGGTCGATTCCACCAAGCCCTTTAACTACTTCGTCCAAGGCTCCGCCGGGTGGGCCTTGATCCTGGCAATGATCCGGGTGGATGGCTACCTCCAAACCCTGACCCCTGCCGGGCAACGGATCAAGCCGGATAGTGCCTTTGCCTCCCTACCCCCGGGTGAAGCCAAGCGGTTGGTTGCCTCCGGCTACAGAATGATTATGTGCATCCATGATGAATTGGTCTTTGACTTCCCGGTCTGCAATCACCCCTCGGACCCCAACCTACAAATCATCGACAGGATAGCCCACTTGATGGAACAATCCGGAATGGACCTGGGGCTCCCCACCCCGGTCGCCTCGGAGCGTGTCACTACCGATTGGGCCCACGGGGAAGCGGTTGCTGCTTAATTTTGTTGTCTAAACACAAAAACAAGAGCCATGATCCGCCTAAGCCACCAACCCGAGGAAGACCAGGCCCGCCTTGCCACCCTGGACCGGGAGGCAATCGGCCAGTGGGAAGAGGAGCACGCCTCCGCCGAAGAGCGGAAGCACCAGAAGTATCCTAAGTGGAAACACTATACCCTCTGTATCCTTTGCAAGGATGCCATCCTTGGTTACGAACACTGGGGACCAAGCAAGAGCAAGTATATCAAAGTAGGCTATTGGCAGGGAGACGGTCAAAACACCATTGGGGGTCCCGAGGCCCGGATATGTCCGGACTGCTTGGAAAGGCTCAAGCGGTCCCGGTTTCCCCAACCCGGGCACAAGCGGGTCTTCCCTCCCGAGGTCGCCCGGGACCTGGGGGACCGCTTGCTTGATTGGCTCCCCGAAGCCCTGACCTTTTACCACCGGTCCAACTGGGATTGGTCCTATATGAAGGGATGGGTGCGGAAAGAGACCTTTAACGTAGCCCCTTTCATCTTTGAGGTAGAGACCCCATTCTGGCCCGGGGACCGGAAGCGAAAGATTCTTACCCGCCTTGTGCTTCGCACCCCGGAGCGGTTAGGGAGATTTTGTAAGCAATCACCCCTTCCCGGCCGGGAAGACTTGCAGGAAATTACAGAGCGATTCCTTACGGGTATTAGGGGGGTCTTCGCTTGCACCATGACGGACCACCGCAAGCGGTTCAAGGCAATGCTTGCCAAGTGGGAAGAGAATTGGGGGTCCGAGGAATTCAAGCGGCCGGAGCCCGAGCCTGAACCCGAGCCGGAACCGGTAGGCCGTAGAGGAATCAAGCTTCTTTAGAACAACGGAGATAACGATAACCAAGATGCCGATTAAAGGACCAACAAAGCTACAACCCTTCCTCTTTCATGGGGTAGAGCTAACCTGGGGCGGAGACCCCCAGGCCCAAGGGGATTGTCCCTTCTGCCTCAAGGAATCCCATTTCTACGTCAGAAAGCAAACCGGGCAATGGGATTGCAAGTCTTGCGGAAGGAAGGGAAATATCTACAGCTTCCTTACTGAGATTTGGGAAATCTCCAGGGATGCAAGCTTAGGCTGCAAAGAGGATTATCAAGTCTTGGCAGAAGCCCGAGGCATCCCGGCCGGGGCCCTCAAAACCTGGGGCCTTGCCAAGTCAATCATAGGTGGAGATTGGCTAATCCCCGCTTTCAACGCTCAGGGCAAGCTTGCCAACCTCTGCCGGGTGGAGCCTAAGACCTTCCGCCTCCTGTCTACCCCGGGCTGTACGCTCCATCCCTTCGGCCCGGTTCCCGGCCCCACCAATAAACGCCAGAAAACCCTTTGGGTGTGCGAAGGCCCTTGGGATGGAATGGCCCTCTGGTCCGCCCTGGCAACCATCAAGGCCCGGGGGAAGCCTCCCAGGTATATCAAGACCACCAACCCCGCCGGCTCCCTGGGAGCCTCCCAGGCCGTCCTTGCGGTCCCCGGGGCCGGCATCTTCAAGGAAGACTGGCTTGCCCTCTTGGACGGCCGGGACTGCCGCCTTGTTTATGACAACGACCATCCCCGGGCGACTTGCAAGGGATGCCGCAAGCAATACTCTAAGGCGGAGAAGGCTTGTCCGCATTGCGGGGGCAAGGATCGGGGCCCGAAGGTCTCCCGCCCCGGTTGGGATGGAATGGCCCGGGTGGTCAAGCTGGTCTCGGAATCCGGGACCAGGCCCAAGACCCTCCACCGGCTCCGCTGGGGCAAGACCGGGCACGATCTCAACCTAGCGGACGGATACGACGTAAGAGACCTGATCCGGGACCGCGGCCCCGTGGGGGCTCTCCGCTTGCTCTCAGAACGATTAGAGCGGGTAAGGTCTTCTGATACCCGCAAGGGCACCAAGGGCCGGGAGGAAGAGCCCCCGGGCCTGGAACCGCTCCCCAGGGAGACCTTCCGCCAGCTATGCGGGGATTATTCCGAAGCCCTCCACTTCGGGCCCCTTATGCGGGACACCCTGGCAACCATGCTCGCCGTGGCCGTATCCACCACCCTCGGGGGCGACCAGCTTTGGCTCAGGGTGATAGGCCCTCCCGGCTCGGGCAAGACCACCCTTGCCGAAGCCCTCTCTTGTGCCCGGGAGTATATCTTCCCGGTCTCCAGTATCACAGGGCTACACTCCGGGTTTACCGGTGGAGACCGGGCGGTAAGGCGGAAGGATGCCTCCCTGATTCCCAAGATGGATGGCAAGACAACCATCATTAAGGATGGGGACACCCTCCTAACTGCCCCCAACCGGGACAAGATACTCGCGGAAATGCGGGACCTGTACGACGGCACTTCGCGGAGCCACTACCGCAACCGGGTGGCCCGGTCCTATGAAGGTCTCCGCACCACCTTTATCCTTTGTGCCACCGATGAAATCCGCTCCCTAAACCGTACCTTCCTCGGGGAGCGGTTTCTTGATTGTGAAATCCTTGGGAAGGATGAAGCTTCCCCGTACCTGGACCGGGCCCTAAGCAATGCCTACGGACATATCCTCGATACCTGGAAGCCTTCCGAAGAGCAGGAAGCCCAAGATGAAGAGACCGCCCTTTATCTCCACCGGGTAACCTACGGTTATCTCCAGCATTTGAAAGAGGGCTTAACCTCTTTGCCCCCTCCCGATCTTCCTCAGGGAATCGGAACCAAAATCAAGGCACTAGGACAAATACTCTCTATGATGCGTGCCCGGGTCAACCGGGAGAAGGGGGAGGCTCTTGCCTACCGCCCCCGGGCGGAGCTAGCAACCCGCCTGGTGGGGCAGCTTGCCAAGCTGGGGGTCTGCCTGTCAATCGTCCTGAATAAAAAGACGGTCGATAATGAGACCTTCCGCATAATCCGCAAGGTTGCCCTTGATACCGCTTGCGGGTTTCACTTGGAAATCACGCAACTCTTGATCCGTTACAAGGCCGGACTGTCCGCCAAGCAAATCGGGATGGAGCTAGGGCTATCGGAAACCTCAATCCGCCGCAACCTTCTGGATATGGCGGAATTCCAAATCGTCAAGCGGGGTAGTCGCCCTAACCGCTCCGGTGTCCGGGGCCGGGACCTGCATATCTGGTCCCTGTCCCCCTCTGTCGGCCGGCTTTGGCGGGAGGCAGGACTTGCGACAAGGAAGAAAGAGCAATGATGCTTTATGGATATATCCTGGCAGCAGCCTTGGGCCTTGTGAGCCGGGACCCGGTGTTAAACCGTCCCACTCCAGCCCCCAGGCCCGAGGTTTGCTTGTGGGCTTGGCAACACCGGGTTGGTGGTGCTATTACCCACACTATCGGCATGAGCAACGCTCCGTATGATTCCAGGCCCGAAGCGTGGTGGTATTGTGATGCAGACCGCCGTTGGGAATCCTGGACGCTATGGGGCTTCCACCCGATTAAGGCAATATCGTTATGGGAGCTACGGAGGCGGGCCTATCGGCAAACCATCCATGGGCGACAGGGAGGCGGAAAGTGAACCCAAAGCCCAAACGCAAATACAGGCACCGCAAGAGGCTTGAGATTCCCACTCAACCCCGAACGTGCCTCAAGTGTCTCCAAACCTTCCCCAGCACCGGGCCCGGGAATCGGATATGCAAGCGTTGTCTCCGGGAGAATCAAAAGGTCGCACAAGTCCTGATAGAGCCAACCGGCCCCAATCCTCAATACCCCAAGATGAAGCCTAGCGGTTCTGGATAAGTAAATGCCCCATCCATTCCATCAAGACCGATACGCCACGATCTATCACGGGGATTGCTGGTCCTATATAAAGCGGCTTGTCCGCTCTGAGGCAGTCTTGATCCTGGCCGATCCACCTTACGGATTGGGGCTAAGGCATGATAACAAGAGCCGGGGCAGGGGCTACAATCCCGGTCATGGGGATCAAATATGTACTGCTCAAGATTATCCACCGGTCATAGGGGATGATAAGTTATTCGAGCCGGGGCGATTGGTGTGCTTCCCCAATATAGTCCTATGGGGTGCAAACAACTTTGCAAACAAGCTCCCGCCTTCACCCAAATGGTTCGCCTGGGATAAGCGGCGTGAAGAGAAATTCTCCAATGATGGATCGGATATCGAGCTAGCTTGGGTCCAGGGTGGCAATGGAATAGCGTGCCGAATCTTTCGCCACCTTTGGAGTGGTTGTGTCCGCGATTCGGAACGCCGCTCCCGCCTGGTTCATCCCACCCAGAAGCCGATTGCCCTCATGGAATGGTGTATCCATCAATTCGCCCATAAGCCGATCAAGCTGGTTGTCGACCCTTTCATGGGCTCCGGCCCGACCTTGATTGCCGCCAAGAGATTAGGTCTCAAGTCCGTTGGCTGGGAATTGTCTTTACACTATTGCCGGATAGCCGCAAGGAGGTTGCGTCAATGCCCCATCAAGACCTAGCCCGCCTCCCCGCTAAGGAAGCCGGCGAATTGGTAGAGACTTGCGATTCCGTGGCCGAAGCCCACGGACTGGAGCCCTACCACCACCAAGCATACCGGCTCTTGGAAATCTTGGAGCAAGACGGCTTGAAAGAGCAAGCCCAGCAAATCCGGATGGCCGTTGCCTGGATACCGGGAATGAGTATGTCCACCTTTATCGGCCCGCTGTTGGATGGAATCCTTAGACACGCTCAAGAAGTGGAGGATTGATACCATGGCTACACTCACGCCTCTTCAATGCCCGCATTGTTTCCGGAGAGTCTATCTAGGTCCGGGCTTGGAAGAAATCCCAAACAGGCTCCCTTGCCCCCATTGCGGGAAAGACCTTGAGGACTGCCCCGAGAACGAAGCCCGGAGCCTAAAGGAAATCCAAAAAGAAGTAGCTTCCTGGTCAGAAACCAACTTTGGGCAACAGGTCTCCCAGGTAACAGGCTTTCCCTTGGGCTCCCTTGCCCCCTTGCTGGGAATTATGGAAGAGCTAGGGGAGCTATGTCATTGTGTGCTAAAGCACCATCAAGGTATCCGGGGTTATGATGATCCATCAAAGTATGAACCAGAGCGGGACGATGCCTTAGCGGATATCCTGGTTTATCTTTGCGACTTTGCAAGCCGGGAGGGTGTTAACCTGTTACACGTCTTGAATGAGACTTGGGAGCAAGTCGCCAAGAGGAATTGGAAGAAGAACCCTTCGGCCAATCCCCTGCCGGCAAGCCCCCCTGCCGCTAACGTAACACGGGAAGGATTCCCCTTCCTGGTTTGCAACGCTTGTGAAACCATAATCTCCGCCACAACCGCAGAGACCCATGAGCAGGGTATCACCTGTCCCATTTGCAAAGCGTGGATACCCCACTCCACCCTGGATACCCTCTTCGGAGAGGGGTGGAGGGAAACACCCTAACAAGGAGGTACCAAGAATGTTGGTCCTATCCAGAAAGAGGAATGAGCGTATCGTTATTGGCGACCTGGTAACCGTCACCGTGGTGGCAATCCGTGGAGACAAGGTACGCCTTGGAATAGATGCCCCCAAGAAAATCCCCGTCCACCGGGAAGAGGTCAAGGCCCGGATCGACCGGGGCGAAGCGTAAGCTCAACCGCCAATAAAAACCACGTTTTAGGAAAGGAATGTAAAGCATGTTAAGGGTTACAGTCACCGGAGGTCGGGGGGAGGGCAAAACGGTTACTGCTATTCGGATAGCCCGTTTCTTACGGCTGTTTGGGTTTCAGGTTAGTTATCGGGCCCGAACTAAAGGACACACCGCCACAATCAATCGGATAATTGATCGGGGCTTACCAATCGCGGGAATAGATACCAAGGAGATTGAGGTTATAGATATACAATAGGTGTTTTTACTGAAGGAACCAGTTTTCAAGAAAGGGTGATTATGCCAATGTTTCCCGCCTCTTTCGATAGGCTTTGTATGGAAGCCTCTACCGGGGATGCCCTGATATTCGGGGGCCGTCCTTTGGCAGGGATCACGGTGGAGCGTTTCACGAAGTCCAAGCAATCCCATTGTGCCCCAATCATCCGGGACAAGGATAACCTCTATTGCCCCGAGTCCTTGGGACGGGGAATGAATATGTCCCCGCTGGAAAAGACCTTTTTTCACTGGCCCCGGGTGTGGTGGCTCCATCCAAGGGATCGGCTCTTTACCCCGCCGGCCGAAGCCTTGGCGGAGAAGGTGTGTCAAGAGCGGGTGCCTTATGACTATCGGGCCCTCTTGCTCTACTATCGAGGCATCCGGCCGCCGGAGGATATGACACACCTGTATTGCTCGGAATGGCTGGCCCTCTTCCTCCGAACCTCGGGGGTAACGCTTCCAACCATTTCCCTTACACCCATCGAAACCTGCATGATGGCTGTCTGGCAGCCGCAGTATTGGTGTATCCGCTTTAAGAGGCGGGAAGGCCCTCTTGAGATACGGGACTTCAACACCCTTGACCCTACGGTTCCGCTGTTGAGCAAGCCAAGGGTGAAGTAGAAAAAGGAGAAAGGGGCTAAACCATGATCCTAGTGAAACCTAGCACGGAGATTATGTTTCTTCGGGATGGGGGCCATATCCTCGAAAGGATCGAATCCGCCGGGCGGACCTGCTACAAATCGGAAGGCCAAATCTCTGAAGCATCGGCCGTCCGGTTTTGCCAACACCTTTTGAAGCGGGGGCATGAATCGGTTATTGAGCATGAATACGCAACCGTCCGATTCGTGGTTGACCGCGGGGTGTCCCATGAGCTAGTCCGCCACCGTTTGGCATCCTATTCCCAAGAGTCAACCCGCTACTGTAACTACCGGGGCGGAGTAACCTTCGTGATTCCGCCTTGGGTGGGTGTAGAGCCGGGAGGCTATTTTAAGGAAGCCTGTTCACGGCAAGACAGACTCAAGTATCCAGACCTTCAATGGCTTGTCGCCATGTTAAACGCGGAGGTATGGTATAAGCATCTTTTGGAGGCGGGGTGGACACCCCAGCAAGCTCGATCTATTCTGCCCAATTCCCTCAAGACGGAGATTGTTGTTACGGCCAATATGCGGGAGTGGAGGCATATCTTCCGTCTTCGTTGTGCCAATGCGGCACACCCGCAAATGTGGGAGGTAATGCGTCCTTTGCTTGCGGAGTTCCAAGAGCGGGTGCCCGTCCTCTTCGATGATATCTGTTATGCGGTATCCACCACGAACACCGGATAAACGACCGATGCGAAAGCAACTCCGATGCAAATTGTGTGGTCATATCTTCACACCACGCTACGCCAAACGCCAACGCCAAGCACTCGCGGCGGGGTATTCAATCATCCTGGAGTGCCCCGGATGCAAGGTAACAGGGCATCATGCCGCGAGACAGACTAAAGAGTGTAAAGACCCTATCCTAACCCCCACCACAAAAACCACACTTTTCAAAAAAAAGCCCTCTTGAAAAATCAAAAAAGGTTCTCCCCAACTTTTTTCGTGGTCAAG